TTCTATAATTACATGGCGAAGTTCCCAAATGCAAAACAACAAACAATGTGGGCACGTGGGTCATTGGATCAGATGGCAATAGATTCTCTAGCAGTTAAATTTGACTTAGAAGAAATTACAGGGTATAATGTATGGAGGGATGTTAGAACGGCAGTCGATATCCTATACGGAACTACTAATGGATACGTTGAAGTAGTGCACCCACTATTTTCTAGACACGAAGTTATCAAGCATCATCCTGTTCACGACTGTGCCCTTGACGCAATGCAATTAATGTATGGAAAACAATAATGATTTTTTATTCGCACGTATTCCCATTCGGCAACAAAATGTGTGTCCGTGGGTACGAGAATGGTAAACCCTTTCAACGCAAGATTGACTTTTATCCAACTCTGTATGTAAACGCAAAGACTCCAAACACTGAGTGGGCTACTCTCACAGGGCAAGCTGTTGAAGAAATCAAACCTGGAACAGTAAAAGAAACACGAGAGTTTGTCAAACAGTATGAAGATGTCAGTGGCTTTGACATCTATGGTAATACCAACTACGTTTGTCAATACCTTAGCGACACTTATGAAAGTGATATTCGTTGGGACATGGAACAGATCAAAGTGTTTACCATTGACATTGAGACTGCCACTGAGTCAGGATTCCCAGATATTAAATCAGCCAATGAAGAGATCCTATTAATCACGATTAAAGATTTGCAGTCCAAGCGTATCATTACGTTTGGATCACGTGCATTTGTTCATGGTCGTGATGATGTAATCTACGTTCATTGTAAAGACGAACTGCACCTGCTCAAAGAGTTTATGATTTGGTGGCAGCAAAACTACCCAGATGTTTTAACTGGTTGGAATATTAACTTCTTTGACGTGCCGTATTTAATCAAGCGTGTTTCCCGTGAACTTGGCGAAACCATCGCCAATAAGTTTTCACCATGGGGTTATATCAATGAGCGTAAGATATTTGTTAAAGGTAACGAAGAAATCTCCTACGACATTCATGGAGTTTCCCAGCTAGACTATCTTGACTTGTATAAAAAGTTTACTTATCAAAAGCAAGAGTCTTATCGTCTTGATTACATTGCACAAGAAGAACTCGGTGATGCCAAGAAAGAAAATCCAGGTGATACGTTCAAAGACTTTTATAATGATCACTGGCAGCAGTTTGTTGAATATAACATCCACGACGTAGAGTTGGTTGATAAACTTGAAGACAAGATGCGACTAATTGAGTTGTGCCTAACTATGGCGTACAACGCAAAGATTAACTATGAAGATGTGTTCTCTCAAGTACGTATGTGGGATGCCATTATCTACAATCACTTGCGTAAGAAAAAGATTGCCATTCCAACAAAGACTGGTTCAAGTAAGAATGAACAGTTTGAAGGTGCGTATGTAAAAGATGTTTTGGTTGGTGGTCATAAATGGGTAGCTTCCTTTGACTTGAACTCACTGTATCCGCATTTGATTATGCAGTATAATATCTCACCAGAAACTCTTACCTCAGAAAAGATTAGCGTAACTGTTGACAAATTGCTGAACAAAGAAGTTGATACATCATATGCCAAACGTAGAGATCTAGCATTAACTGCCAATGGTTGGACATATCGCAGAGACGTCAAAGGGTTTATGCCTGAGTTAATGGAAAAGATGTATGCCGATCGTTCAAAGTTTAAAAAGCAGATGCTTAAGATTGAACAAGAATATCAAAACGACAAATCCAAGAAAGATCTTCTCAAAGAGATTAGCCGACTGAACAATCTACAGATGGCTATGAAGATTGCACTGAACTCTGCTTATGGTGCCATGGGTAATCAGTACTTCCGATACTTTGATATTCGTATGGCTGAAGGCATTACTACCAGTGGTCAACTATCCATTCGTTGGATGGCGAACAAACTAAACGCATTCTTGAACAAAACTCTCAAGACTGAAGGTAAAGACTTTGTTATTGCGATTGACACTGACTCAATCTATCTTACGCTTGAGCACTTGGTTGAGAAAGTTTGTGAAGGTAAAGATACTGCCGCAAAGATTAAGTTTATGGACAAGATCTGCGAAGAAGTCTTTCAACCATTCATTGATCAAGGTTATCAAGAACTAGCTGAGTATATGAACGCATACTCGCAAAAGATGATTATGAAGCGTGAGGTGCTGGCTGACAAAGGTATCTGGACTGCCAAGAAACGATATATCCTTAACGTGCATAACTCTGAGGGTGTTCAATACGCAAAGCCCAAGCTAAAGGTAATGGGTCTTGAGATGGTTAAGTCAAGTACTCCTGCAGCAATTCGTGATAAGCTACGAGAATCTATTGATGTAATTCTTAAAGGTAATGAAGCTGACTTGCACGCATACATTGAAACATTCCGTGCCGAGTTTAACCAAATGCCTGTTGAAGCCATTGCATTCCCTCGTGGTGTTAATGGCTTGCGTCAGTATGCTGGTTCTCCGATCTATTCAAAAGGTACACCGATTCACGTGCGTGGTTCTCTGTTGTATAATCACTACGTTAAAAAGTTTGGACTAGATAGAAAGTACCAGCTAATTAAAGAAGGTGAGAAGATTAGGTTTATCTACGTCAAGAAACCAAATCCATTTAATGAGGATGTCATTGCATTCCCGCAATCTATTCCTAAAGAGTTTGGACTTGAAGAGTTTATTGATTATGAACTGCAGTTTAAAAAGACTTTCCTTGACGCAATGCAAACTGTAATTGAACCACTTGGTTGGAAAGTTGAACATCAATCATCATTGGAAGACTTCTTTGGATAATATTCGTATCATTAAAACAGGAATCAATGTTTCAAAGATTTTGAAACAGTTGCAAGAATATCCACAAGATTGGGGTTCTCAGAAAAGCATTGAAGGTGTTAAAGACTTAACCAAAGATTATGATGCTTTAAAATTCTTACAAATGGATGTTGGTGCTTTGCAATTAGTTATGGGTGTTGTTTCCAGCAAAGAACAATTTGTTGGAGATAGTGAAATCTCTAGACCAACACCAGCATATGAAAGACACACAGAAGTCGTTAGATTCTTAAAACGAAATTTTAAGAAATTTGACAGATGTGGATTTTTGTCATTGCCGATAGGTGGTATTGTCGGTCAGCATATTGACATTGGTAGTTACTATCAAACCAGAGATAGATACCATCTTGCAATTCAAGGCACATACATATACACAGTTGGTGGTGAATCTGTTACAGTTGAACCTGGAACTCTACTTTGGTTCAACAATAAACTACCTCACGGAACGCAAAACACTGGAGATTGTGTTCGCATAACATTTGTGTTTGATGTACCTCACAAGAAATAAAACTTTACTTATATACATATATCACGTATAATAGTTATTGAAACTCAACGAAAGGCTAAAATGGGCATTCTAGATAAAATTAAAAAGAACAGTACGATTAAAGAATCTGCTATTCTATCACAATCAAAGTTCTTTCAAAAGAAAGATATGATTCCTACTTCAGTACCAATGATCAATGTGGCATTGAGTGGTCGTTTGGATGGTGGTTTAACTCCTGGACTTACAATGTGGGCTGGTCCAAGTAAACACTTTAAGACAGCATTTTCTTTGTTAATGGCAAAAGCATATATGGAAAAGTATGCTGATGCTGTTTTGCTATTCTATGATTCAGAGTTTGGTACACCACAGTCTTACTTTGATTCGTTTGGTATTGATACTGAGCGTGTCATTCATACCCCAATCACTGACGTTGAAGAATTGAAGTTTGATATTATGAATCAGCTTGGTGGTATTGAACGTGGTGAACACGTAATTATCGTTGTAGATTCTATTGGTAACTTGGCTTCAAAGAAAGAAGTTGAAGACGCATTAGACCAAAAGTCTGTTGGTGATATGACTCGTGCAAAACAAATGAAGTCATTGTGGCGTATGGTTACTCCGCACTTAAACCTTAAAGATATTCCTTGTGTGGTTGTGAATCATACTTATATGGAAATTGGTTTATATCCAAAAGCTATCGTTGGTGGTGGTACTGGTTCTTACTACTCTGCTGACAATATCTTTATTCTTGGTCGTCAGCAAGAAAAGGATGGCACCGAAGTTGTTGGATACAATTTTATTATTAACGTAGAAAAGTCAAGATATGTGCGAGAAAAATCTAAAATCCCTGTTAGCGTATCTTTTGATGGTGGCATTAGCCGTTGGTCTGGTTTGCTTGACGTTGCTCTTGAATCTGGACATGTCATCAAACCTAGCAATGGTTGGTATCAAAAGGTAGATGTAGAAAGTGGTGAGATGGACGATAAGAAATATCGCATCAAAGAAACTGATACCAAAGAGTTTTGGATGCCAGTTCTAAAGCAGAAATCTTTTATTGATTTTGTCAAAGGTAAGTACACAGTTGCATCTAGCGATATTTTAAAAGACGAAGACATCGATGCAGAACTTGCAGCAATTGATGATGAAGAATAAACCTTACGTTGTCGTTGAAAACAAAGAAGGGTTTGATGCGATAAAGTTGACCGAAAATCCGTTTGATGGTATAATTTATACTTACGGTAGAGTTTCTTTTGATGAAGATGAAACAACTGGGTATATCAAACTTAAATTTGATTACGAGATTTTAGATTATGCGGATAAAGGTTTAAGTGATAAAAAACCATTTGAAAAATACATTGGTGATATATTGCAAGAACTTATTCGTGAAGGTATTGAAAATAACAATTTAACATACGCAGGTGGTATTGATGAGAATAGAACAGGCGATCCTATCGAACCTGATTCACAATGAGGAATATTGCCGCAAGGTAGTCCCTCATTTAAAGAAAGAGTATTTCGCTGATAGAAAAGAAGCAGCAATCGTTATGATTCTGCTTAATTTCTTTGAGCAATACAATAAGCCAGCAAGTCCTGATATTTTACAGATTGAATTATCTAATCTTAAAGGGTTCACGGATAAAGAGATTCCTGAGATGCAGGAATACGCCAAGACTTTACAAGCTGATGTTGCTACCAATCAAGATTGGTTGATTGAAAATAGTGAGAAGTTTTGTAAAGATCGTGCCGTGTATAATGCCATTCTAGATTCAATTAAGATTATTGACGGTAGAGATAAGGTACATACTCAAGACGCCATTCCAACAATTCTTTCTGAAGCACTTGGTGTGTGTTTTGATAATCACGTTGGTCACGATTACTTACAAGATGCTGAATCTCGATTTGACTTTTACCATAGAGTTGAAGAAAAGGTGGCTTTTGATCTTGAGATGTTTAACAAGATTACCAAAGGTGGATTGTCCAAGAAAACCTTAAACATTGCCCTAGCTGGTACTGGTGTTGGTAAGTCACTCTTTATGTGTCACGTTGCTGCTGGTGTTCTTATGCAAGGTAAGAATGTTCTATACATTACTCTAGAAATGGCTGAAGAACGTATCGCTGAACGTATTGACGCAAACTTGTTGAATCTTACTATGGATGAACTAAAGGTAGTTGATAAAGATATCTTTGATTCACGTCTAGCAAAGATCGCCAATAAAACCAAAGGTACGTTGATTGTAAAAGAATATCCTACTGCAAGTGCACATGCTGGTCACTTCCGTGGATTGCTTGAGGAACTTAAATTGAAGCGTGAGTTTACGCCAGATATTATTATGATTGACTATCTTAATATCTGCGCATCTTCCAGAATGAAGCAAGGTGCAAATGTAAACTCTTATACATATATTAAGGCTATTGCTGAAGAACTACGTGGACTTGCTGTTGAGTATAACGTACCTATTCTTAGTGCAACTCAAACTACAAGATCTGGTTTTACTAATTCAGATCCAGGACTTGAAGATACTTCAGAGTCATTTGGTTTGCCAGCAACTGCTGACTTTATGTTTGCCTTAGTGAGTAATGAAGAACTCGAGCAGTTGAATCAGATTATTGTAAAGCAGTTAAAGAATCGTTATAACGATCCAGGTTTTTATAAACGATTTGTTATTGGTATTGATCGCAGCAAAATGAAACTGTATGACGTTGAGATCTCGGCACAAAGCGGATTATCTGATGCAGGTACTAAAGACGATAAGCCTATGTTCGATAAAAGTGAATTTGGTAAACGTATACATAATGAAGAACAATTTAGTGGATTTAAGTTTTAAGGAGCCAAAATGGTAAAAGTTATTGTAGCAGAAAACAAATATGATGCAAAACACATGTTGGGTCAATTTCCAACTGAAGCAGATTACGATCTTTTAATTGAAGAAGATATGGACGTTTATATGCCAGAAGTTCCAGGACATCCTGAACTGACATATACCGAAGAACGTATTGTTCTTAAGTTTCGTAAGAATTACTTTACAAAAGAACAGCAAGAGCAAGCATACGTTGGTTTGAGAGAAGCTGCTGTTGAATCTCAGAATCGTGGTATTGCTGCTGGTCCACGTCAAGGTTCATTGGGTAATCGCCAGTGGGTAACAGACTACGAATATGATATGCTTGACGTATTCTTAAAGCCAAGTGAAAACTTGTTTGGTGACGATCCAGTTGAAGTTGTTCGCAATAAACATAAAAATATTGCTGCCAATGCTTCTAATCGTGCACGTGTTTGGTCAGTTGATGGTGTCAAGAAAGAGAACTTTGTATTTGACACTTGGGTTGATACTGTTCGTAAACTGACACCCGATGCTGCCAAAGCAGAAGCAGAACGTGTAGCTGAAGATCTTATCTGCGCAACAACTTACGCAAACTCAGTTCACTCTGGCATTGCTGGTTGGTTCGATAGATATCCACGCATTCCTTATGGTCGTGCCACAAGTTATACTCGTGACAACTTTGACAAGTTTAAGATGGCCTTTCCTTTCTTACAAACTCTATCACAGGGTTTTAAAGAATTGTTACCGTGGAGATATGGCAATCAAATGGCAGCAGCAAATAAACTAGATCCAAACTATTTGGTTCCAGGTACGCCATTTACTACCATTACCGTAAACAAAACTTTCCGTACTGCTTGCCATTATGATGCTGGCGATCTAACAAGTGGATTGTCTAATCTACTGACTCTTTCAAACACTGGTAACTATTCTGGTTGTTACTTGGTTGCACCTGAGTATCGTGTAGCGGTTAATGTGCGTCCAGGAGATTTGTTGTTGATTAATAACCACGAAGTTATGCACGGAAATACTGAAATTAAAGTGCACGATGAAATCTCAGAACGTATTAGCTTGGTTTGCTACTTCCGTGAAAAGATGCTTGAGTTGGGTTCAAAAGAGTATGAAGATACTCGTTTCCAATTCGTTGAAGATCGTCGTAAGAATAAAGAACATCCAGAGAACAGAGCATTGTGGAATGGCGTATCTCCAGGTATGTGGGAATCAGATGAGTGGTATGATTACCTACGCAGCAAACTTGGTGAAGAACAACTGGTGAAGTATCATCCAGAATCACAAAAGGCTAACTCACTAGAAAGTTTCTTCTGATGTGTGCCGTCATTGGAGCCATCCTGCAGAAACCAACTCTGCAGGATTTTGATATGTTACATCGTGTATTCCTAGAGTCCAAGATTCGTGGTATGCACGCAACTGGAATATCTTATGTCAAGAATGACCGAGTTGTTACTGAGAAGCACCCTGTACCTGCCAATGAGTTTCCTTTTAATTTTGCAGAGTATGTTAATGAAGATGGGAATCTCTACCTTATTGGTCACTGTCGTTACAGCACTAGCGATCTTGAGTATAATCAGCCAATTGGTAATGATTTACATTCAATAGTTCACAATGGAGTTATCACTCAAGAACTACCAGAACGTTGGAAAGAATTGTATAATTATGATTGTGAAACAAAGAACGATAGCGAGTTAGTCCTACACTCGCATTCGCCACTTGAAGAGTTTCCTGATATGTCTATGGGTGTTTGTGAATTAACCAACGATAAGAAGCTACTTGCGTATCGTAACGGCAAGCGACCATTATACTTGACTAGTATTTCAAATGGATGTATAATTACTTCTACTGCTGATATTCCTAAACGTGCAGAAGTAGAAGGATTCCCTATTAACCTTTTACCAAACCACTATACTACATTTGATAGTGAGTTGGCTATGACTATTGAAAAGGTTAATATTGATGCTGTTGATTACCAACTTATAGGTGACTGATGAACTATCCAAAAGAAAAATTTACATACGGTATGGAAATAGAGTGGGGTGATGTTCCTCGCTCTTTTTCAATTCCAGAACATCTTGGTACTTGGGAATACTCCGAGCGAGATATTATTAACCTACGTGATCCATACAAAAATGTATGTGCAGATCCATTGGGTGAAGATCCTCCATTTGGTGGCGAGATTAATACCAAGCCAACTCGTACTTGGGCTGGTCAAGTAGAACGATACTTTGAACTGCAGAAACTATTTACTGATGCTGGTCATCCACCAACAGTAGGTGTTACTGCCCATACACACATTCACTGTCGCATTCCTGGATTGCGTGACGACATCGATGCACTAAAGCGACTAACCAAATATATTAAAGATAACCAAACAACAACAGTTGATCGTGTTTATGGTTTCTATGACCACAATCAAATGAAAGGTGCCAAAGGTGCCAAGATGTATTTGAAGTTTGATGGTGGTCGCACTATGCCAGATTATATGAGTGATAACATTATCAATCTAGCCACTGACTTCAATTCTTTTATTAAGATGCACGCTGCAGGTAAAGATGGCGTTTCAATGGGTAGACCATTTCGTTATGCCATTAATATGTATGCACTGAAACATATTGATACTGTAGAGTTTCGTTTATTCCGTGGCACGTTGGATAAAGTAGAATTGGAATCTTGCTTTCGTTTCGTTGAAGACTTTCTTGATGCTGCATTAAATGATGGTGCCAGTGTAGATGATCTAATCAATACCAATGGTTATACGTTTCCACCAATGCAGTGGGATCTTGCTCAATTCATTGGATGGGAAAAGACAAAGCACCCAGAAGATCGTGGTGAGAAAGTGAGAACTCTTGTTGAGGTTGAGTAAATGTTCACGTGATGATTTTGTAAATAGTATATCTACTGACAAGGGAGATAACTTTGCAAAAACATTTGTTGCTAAAGCAGATATGCAAGATCAATGGGAGTATTGTATCGGTGCTTGGGATGGTAACGAATTAACAGCTGCAATTATAACTACCATATCCAAAAATAAACCCCACGTGGCTAACCTGCAACTCTTACATACCTTTGTAAAACACCGAGGAAAGGGAGCTGCCAGGATCCTATGCGAGGACTCTTTAAAGCGTGCTAGAGCGTCTGCAGCGACTTACTTTAGGGTATCCTCAGAGAAGTCTGCCGTAGGCTTCTACGAGCGTCTAGGGTTCCGATTCTGGGGTTCCCAAAAGAGTGGTTGTCAGCTGTCCATCTTTAGGATAGGGGGAGATACCTTCCTACAGGGCGACTACGACCTTTCCGACATGACCATCAATAAAGCGGTCAACCGTAAGGGTAAGGGAGGTTGTACGACCCTCTACGACCTTGCTACGAGCCAAATAGGGGTCAAATTAGATCAAATTTAGCTTTACTTTAATTGCAAAATAGGGTATAATAAAGGTTGGACAATTGAGGAATTTATTATGACACACTTGAGAAAAGAAAATTTAGCTGTTGTTACAAGAGAAATCGCAAAAGACCATTGGGTTGCAAACTTAGATGGAACTAAATCAAGAGCAGTTTCTTGGTGTAAGACTTGTAGAGTTTATAAACCATTGACTGCATTTTATTTGAAATCAAAAAGTACAAGAAAACATAGCAATCATGTCAGAGGTGATTGTTGTATTTGTTTTGATGAAAAGGTTAAATCATCAAGAGAGATACGAGAAGACTTACAAGCACAAAAATCATTAGGTAAAATCTTTCAGATAAATGGATTATAGGCTACAACAAAATCGCAGAGAAGCATTCATACGCTGGTACGCATGGTCATTGAAGTATGATGATTGCGACCCAGCAGTATGGGCAACTAACTATATAAACGATCGTTACGAACATAACGACGAGCAGAAACTTTGGTTGTGTTGGTTATATGGTAATACATACTATCTGCCAACTGCTTGGGTATTGATGAACGAGTTTCCCGACTATGAGTTGGCAACTGTTGATCGTATGACTCAATGGAATACTGCTAATTATAAACGTCTACGTTATCAGACTGACACAAAATGGAACAAGGGGCATCTTCCAACCATGTTCGCATCGTATCAACAATTCATTGGTGGAAGAACACAAAGGGACAGATTGGAAAGTTATTATGGAAACACTGAGAAGGACAACTTTGATAACTTGTGGGAAGGCATTAAGTCTAGCTTGCATAAGTTTGGTCGTTACAGTACTTGGTTTTATCTTCAGCATCTTAAGCATACCTCTGGTGTTCGGATCGATCCTACTTCTCTCATGCTGGACGATTATGATGGCTCTCGCTCTCATCGTAATGGATTACTTTATGCCCTCGGACAAGAAGACAGTGTGGATAGAAAACTCACTGCAGTGGAGTATGCAAATCTTGAGTCACAAGCCCAAGAGATTCTTGCAGAGACGAAAGCAAGATTTCCAGAACTCGCATCGTCTATAGATTACTTTACAATGGAAACCTGCCTTTGTTCGTATAAGAAAATCTTTAGAGAACACCACGGCAGATACCTTGGGTATTACCTAGATCGTCAAGCTGAGGAAATTATTAAAGTTGAAGGTGATGGATGGTATGGTATTGATTGGGATGTGCTGTGGCAATCCCGAGAAGAAACTATTGATTTACGTCTAGATCACAAGCGTGGTATAGATAAAGAAAAGTTTAAGTATTTTACCAATACAGGTAAAATGGATAATCTTGAGTGGATGTTTGATGATGAACAGCGACAAGCTATTGGACTAGAGGAATTTTTATGAGAAAATTGATTGCAGTTGGTGGTTCTCCAGGAACAGGTAAAACTACCTTGTTCCGTAAATTTATGGAAGGTAAAACTTGGGAGAGAGTTGAGCCCAAGAAAATGTTACCTGCACTCTACTGTGCCGAGTTAGATCTTTACATTCTAGGCAAGTACGAAGATGGTGAAACATTCGCTGGAACAGATCGTTTAAGTATGGCTGTTCAACCAGTGGCTCAACAGTTCGTTAAGGAAACTACGTCAAATATCTTATTTGAAGGCGATCGTATCTTTAACCAGTCTTTCCTAGAATTCTCTATGGAGTTACCCGATACCGATCTACAAGTGATATTCCTAAAGGTTCCCAAGGAAATGCTTGAGCAAAGGTATAAGGATCGTGGATCCGACCAATCGGAGATATTCCTAAAGGGTCGTAATACTAAATATAATAACCTATTGTCAAATTTTGAGTTGATGCCGTACATTACTGAGTTTGTGAACACTAACTTAGAGGAGCAGGGGAAAGTTCTAACCTTTTTAGAAGGTCAATTAGGGTAAGGATAGGACTTTCTAGGATTATGAATTACCTAGAAACCGCAGACTTCAATTGGATGGAAATGCTCAATTTCTATGAGCAACCATTTAGAGCTAAACTCATTCCATCAAAAGTATGGAGAGATCTCGACAAGTATAAAAACGATAGCGTTGGTTTAGCCAACTATACTAAAAAGTGGCGTACCAAAATAGAGTTTAGAAAAGCACCATCTGCAGCAAAGGTTTGGAAAACCTACGCATCAATCGGTGGTGAATATTCCCCAGATGAACGTCAGTGTGCCTTACAAATCTACACACTGGACTTTGATAAGTTTCCATTCACCAAGGTATCTTGGGATAGATTTAAGTATCGCTTTATTCAAACTCTGATGCACGAGTTGATTCACTTTATGCAGTACGATCGTCGTGGTGACGAGTGGAGCAATTACGTATTACCGCATAAGAAAGTTGGTCACATTAAGAAAGATGCTGAGCGTAGATATCTTTCTGAGTTTGATGAGATACAAGCATACGCTCATTGCATTTATCTAGACTTTAAAATGTTTCGCCCAAGATTAGAGATAGAAACTTTACTTGGCAGAGCGGGACAATATACAGATTCAAAGACTTTACATTACTTCCTAAAGACATTCAACTACGACTACAAGAATAACGCTGCGATTCCAAAGATAATGCAGCAGATTATCAAGTGGGACAACAAGTATCAACGATACGCCAACAAGCCTAAATAGTAGTCTAATAGGATTACTATGGCAACAGATTATTCAAAACTAGCAACATCAGCCAAGAAGATGGTAGATTATCTTTCTACCAAAGGTATCAAGGTATCTTTAAAATCTTCAAGATATAAAAACTGTTGGTATAACTGCAACAGTTACTGACCTAACTCCCACAGAAGAAAAAGCAATTTCTGGTAAGTACAAAGCCAAGCTAATGACTCTTACCAAAGTTCTTGGTACTATTGCCAAGGGTGAAACCTTTTACATTGTAAATACCTATACTGAAAAAGGTACGCTAAAAACAAAAGAGTTAGCACCAGAAAAGTTTAATCTAACTACTAGCAAATACACAACACTAGAATCTCTGGATAAAGCTGTATTGACTGGTATTAAAGAAAACGCTACCCTACCATCAGATATTAAAGTTGTGCTAACAGAATTATATAAAACAGTTAGCACAAACAAAAACCCCAAAGACATTATTCCAATGACTACTCCAGCCAAGAAATCACTTGCTGGAGTTAAGCCACAAGACAAACAAGCTATTGGTAAAGACTTTGGTGAAGTTCTTTCTATGCGTTGGTATTTAACTCAACCATTTGCTTCCACTTGGCAACAAGCATTCTTTTCAGATATTAGTAATGAAGCATTGGTAGACTTTGTTGTTATGAAAAAATCTGGCAAAGAAACTATTCGTACTGACATATCAGCAAAGTTTGAAGCAGGTGCTGCACCATCTATTGGTGCCATTGTTACTAATATTGATAAAGTTTATAAAGCTCCAAACAAAGATGAAGCCATTGTAATTAATGTGCTAAAAGCATTGGCTGGCGAAAATGATAATACATCAACTAAGATTTTAGCTGCCATGAAATCTCTTAATCTGCCAGCGTATACCACACTAAAGAAAACTATTGGTGCCAAAGGTAACTTTACTATTCAAGATATTTCTGCACATATTCAACAGATTGCCAAAGTAGGTAAAACTGATAAGGCTAGAATTAAATTATTTAAATCTACATATGAAGAGTTTTATAATGTTCTTGGTAAAAACGCAAGCGATGATTCTGTTAATATTGTAATGACACCAACTACATATAAAAAGTATTATTCATTGGTAATGGCACCAATGGGTTATGCCCTAGTTGATTATATGAATAAACAACCACAGTATCAAGAAGTGTTAAATAAGATTAGTCAGTATATGAAAACCGAGCAAGTATACTTAAATTTCTCTGGTGATAACCTAGAGTTTAAAAAGAAACTGTTTTCAAAGGCTGAGTTTAAATTTGCCTACGGAGCCAACGCTAAAGACTCCGACAACACAGGCATCAAGTTCTCTATGAAATAACCCTCAATTTCTGAGGGGATTACATAAATCGCTTGACTTTAATTGCAAGATAAGGTATAATAAAGGTATGAAGTTGAAAAGTTTAAAGGGTTTTATAGTCGAAGAAAAGAATACCCACATGGAACATCTAGAAGATCTAGTGTTCAATGAAGGTACAGTCGGCACTCAAAAAGCCATCAACTTTATCAAAGACCTCCGTGATATGTTGGCAGGTCACAGCAAAACTAAAATCTCAGCCACGGTAAAGTGGGATGGTGCACCAGCTATCTTTGCTGGTATCGATCCAAGAGATGGCAAGTTCTTTATCGCCAAAAAAGGTGTATTCAATAAAGAGCCAAAGATTTATAAAACTGCCGCAGAAATTGATGCTGATACAGATGGCGATCTAGCCGCAAAATTCAAAGTTGCTCTTACTGAGTTTAAGAAACTTGGTATCAAGTCTGGTGTGTATCAAGGCGATCTAATGTTTACCAAATCTGACTTAAAGAAACAAGTCATTGATGGCGAGTCATACATTACCTTTCACCCAAACACTATTGTGTATGCTGTTCCAGAAAACAGCGACCTAGCCACGAAAATCAAGAAAGCAAAGATTGGTGTTGTATGGCATACTACCTATACTGGAACTTCATTTGAAACAATGAAAGCATCCTTTGGTAAAGGTATTGTTGAACACTTAACAGCTTCACCAAGTATCTGGATGGATGATGCCACATATAAAGACTACTCTGGCACTGCTTCTTTTACTGCCGATGAAACCGTAAAACTAAATTCTATTATTACCGCAGCCCAAGCTAAATTAAATAGTATTACGCCAGCAGCTTTAAATGCCATAAGTCAAAATGAAGAATTGTTAATTCAGATTAAAACATACAACAATACAAAGATTCGTTCTGGTGAGGGATTCGCAAATACCAAAGAACACGTTAAAGGATTGTTTGATTATATCCACGCTAAACTAGAACCAAAGCAAAAAACCGAAAAGGGTAAAGCTGCTGGTGAAGCAAAACGCAAAGAAATATTAAAATACTTTGCTGAGCATAAACCAAGTGATGTTCAAGCAATCTTTGATCTAGTCAATATTCTTACCGATGCCAAAGAAATGGTTGTCACAAAGATGAATCAAGCTGGTCATATTTCTACGTTTCTTAAAACTGCAAGCGGATTTAAAACAACAAGCGTTGAGGGATTTGTTGCCATTGATAGATTGAAGGGTGGTGCTGTTAAAGTTATTAACCGCATGGAATTTAGTCGTTCAAATTTCTCTGCTGACATTATCAAAGGGTGGCAAAGATGAAATATATTTTAGTAGCTGCACTATTTTTAAGCGGATGTTCAGTAATATTACCAGTTAAACACGACCCAGCATTATTCAATAATCTAGTTGAAGTTAAGGTTGCTGTTGATAAACTAAATTGTGAAAACAAAGACTGGTTAGATGCGCAAAATAAAATTACACATCTAAGAGTTTATACTGAATTGAGAAAAGACCCACAAGCAAATTCTGTGGTTCAACTTGGTGAAGCGATCGAAAAGGCAAAACAATCTAACAACAAGACGTTTTGTGAGTCTATTTTAAGAATCAATAAGACTCGCATTGACGTTATCGCAGACGCATGGAGAGGCAGATGATTCTAGAAGAATTAAGAGAAGTGGCTGGAGTAGGTGGACCTGCTGCACAATTAGCCAATGAACTATTGGTATTAGCCGATAAAAAGGCTATTGGTGAGTTAAGTCAAGAAGAGTTTGAGTATCTAGTTAGAGAAATCGCTGATATACGTGCTCAACAGGATTTAGCCAATGATGAGATTGCTTGTCGTTGGATCGTTGCTGCTGCCCAAGCTATTATTTCTGTGGTGTAGGAGATAGAGAAAAGCTAAATAATAGGTTGAAACTACAATTTTATAGATGGATTAAATGAAGAAATACAGACAATTAATAAAAGAACTTCCTACAAAGAAAGTAGTGTTTGCCTTTGGTCGGTTCAATCCACCGACAACAGGTCACGAATTGCTTGTAAAGACAGTCAAAAAGCTGGCTAGCACTGGTAGTGCTGACCACGCCATCTACGCTTCAAAAACTCAAGATGCTAAAAAGAATCCACTCTCAGTGGATAAAAAAGTTCAGTACCTTGGCAAAATGTTCCCAAGCACAAAGTTTGTGGCTGCCAATCAAAACGTAAGAACTTACATCGAAGCAGTTAAAGAACTCAATAAAAAATACAAAAACCTTGTTATGGTCGCAGGTAGTGACCGTGTTCAAGCGTATCAAGAATTACTAAACAAATACAACGGCAAAGAATTTCACTTTGATACTATCGAAGTAGTATCTGCAGGTGAGCGTGATCCAGACGCAGATGATGCTTCTGGCATGTCTGGAACAAAGATGCGTAGCTTAGCTTCAAAAGGAGATTATTCTTCTTTCAAGAAAGGGTTGCCCTCAACCTTACGTGATATTGACGGTAAGCGTTTGATGAATGATGTGCGTTTAGGTATGGGCATTGAAGCTATCAAAGAACAAGTTCGTTTTGACGTTGATGCTTTACGTGAGGAATTCTTCAAAGGTAAGATTTACACAGTTGGTCAATTTGTTGAGTCAGACAATCAACGTTACGAAATCATTGATCGTGGTAGCAACTATCTTGTGCTAGTAAACAGCACAGGAGAAACTTGTAAGAAGTGGATTCAAGATGTTACTTTATCTGAAGACCAATTACAAGAAGATGTTACAGGTGGACCAGCCCCAGAGCAAATTACATTTAAAGGTTACACAACTAAAAACTTTGGCAGAACTGCTGATGCAGCCAAAGCGTTTCAAGATACAATCGCTCGTGCTTCAGAAAAAGATCCAGTGGCAGTTTTGAATGCGTTAAAGTCAACTGACACTTATATGGGTATTAATGATCGTCACATTGCTGGCGAAGAATTAACTGACGCTGAGATTACTCAGTGGAAAGAAGCTAGAGTTAAAGCACAAGAATCATTGGCTCGTGTTGGAGAATTTATGCATCATATGGATTACTTCCATACGCATGAACACGAACTAGAAGGTCTATTAACCAATTTCAAAGATAGCGGTAAAGGCGAATTTATGGAAGCATTATCAGATAAGACATTACGTCCAACAGACAAGATTAAAGTTGCACGTATTATTGCTACTATGCTGGGAGTTGATAAAGTTGAAGCAACTGCAAACCCAGAGTTGTTGGTCAATACTGCATTGCGCAGAATTAAGACCAAGACATTAAATCCTGAAGCACTTAACATTGTAAATAAGATGTTGGCTTTGGCAAACGAAATGGGCATCGATTACGATACAAATCTTATCCCACAGAAATTACAAGTTACGGAAGATGCTTCTGTAGTTGAGTTTGATCCAAAGAAAACGAATAATATCGCTCAAGGTATTATGACGTTTGATGATTACCAAAAGCTAAAACGCATGACCAATAAAGCTGGACACAGTCTTGGTCACGAAGATAATGATACATTGCGCAAGATGAAAGTCAAGCACATGACTGAAGCCAGTGCACTGGAAAGATTCCGTGCCGCAGCTGCTGAGCGTGAAAAGAAACACGATGAGATTGAGCGTAAGCGTAAAGAAGATGCAGCAAAAGGCAAAGAAAATATGTCTGGTGCCATTGATCGTTTGGAAAAACACCTAAACAAAGAAGAAACTATTCAAGAAGATGAATTAGCCACTTCTGATTATAAGTTATCCGCCAGTGGTCGTAAAATTCGTGCTCATCGTATCAAAGTTGGCGACAATAAAAAAGATGATGTGGAAGATATGAAAGAAGAAGCTGATATGTCTCACATTGAAGACCATAAAGATCAGCAAGAGAAAAATATCGAAGACCAGTTAATGGCTGAGTTAGATTTAACTGACGAGCAAATTGATCACATTGTTGATTCTGCTCAAGAAGATGACTTTATCGAAGAGTATGATGATGAAGAATTATCTATTGTTGATGAAGACAGTGGCGAAGAAATCCCAGAAGAAGAATACACTGGTGTCAATGAAGAAAAACTAATGGAAGTTCTATCCAAAGTAGAACGCATCCGTGCTCGTTTACGTTTTGCTAAAACCAAAGGCAAGCGTGAGCGTAAAGCACAAATTGCCCTAAGAACACGTTCGACAAATGCTGTTGCAAATAAACGTGCACGTCGTTTGGCAATTAAGTTAATGAAGAATCGTTTACTGCGTGGTAGAGATGCCAACAAAATCTCCATTGGTGAGAAAGAACGCATTGAACGTATAATCCAAAAACGTAAAGTTATCGTTGGACGTATTGCTTTAAAGTTAGTACCACGCATCCGTCAGATTGAGAAGTCACGTTTATCACATACTAAATTTACAAAAGGTGCACCAAATGTTGCGTTTTAAAGAATACATCTCAGAAGTAAAGACATGTAACTGTTGGAATGGTTACAAGCGTGTTCCAGGAACTAAGCCATGTGAGCCAGGTTCTTGTGTTAAAGAATCTGCCATTGCTGAAGGTGGTCTCTGGGATAATATCCACGCTAAACAAAAACGTATTAAGGCTGGTTCTGGTGAACGTATGCGCAAACCTGGAAGCAAAGGTGCTCCAACTGATGCTGCGTTAAAAGCATCTCAAAATGAAGAAGTTGAACAGATTGATGAGTTAGATACAAAAACTTTAAAATCTTATGTTAATAAAAATCTAAAGTCTAATGACACTAGCTCTAAAAGAGATACTGGATTGTATACAGCGACTAATAAAATTGCTAAAACACAAGCAACTTCAACATTAGATAAAAAAGTTAAAACACTTGGTAACACATCAGCAAGAGATCATAAAAATCCATATGAGTATGAAGCATCTCGTTCTGAATTAAAGAACAGAGGATCTCATAATTTTGCAGGACGCAAAACTAAAACTGAAGAAGTTGACCTAGAAGAAACAACCCCATACTACAACAAACCATCTTTTCTAAAGAAGATGTCTCGTATTGCTAAACAAGAACGCCAAGCACGTGAAAAAAAAGAAGCCGAAGCTAAGAAACCAGTTAAAGAAGAAACTATGGATGAAGCAGCCATCGATGCTAAAGGGCACAAAAGTTCTACTGGTGGTTTAACTCAAAAGGGACGTGATGCATACAATGCTAAAGGTGCTAATCTACAAGCACCAGTAACTACCCCACCATCAAAGTTAAAAGCTGGCAGCAAAGCATACAATCGTCGCAAGTCTTTCTGTGCTCGTATGAGTGGCGTTGATGGTCCAATGAAAGATGAAAAGGGTCGTCCGACTCGTAAAGCACTAGCACTACGTAAATGGAATTGTTAATATGGATGAATTGAAATTATCTCTTAAAATAACATTAGCAAATACATTTTTAATGTATTTCAAAACACAATCCTATCACTGGAATGTTGAAGGTATGTTCTTCCCGTTGTTCCACGATTTCTTTGGTGAACTTTACCAAGAAGTCTACGGAGCAGTTGATCCTCTTGCAGAAGAAATTCGTGCACTTGATGATTACGCTCCGATGTCTCTTGACGAGTTGCACAGTACTGCAACTGTTAAAGAAGATGTAGTAAGACCAGTACTCATAAGAGATATGCTGGAAAACTTGCAACAAGCTAATCAAGAAGTCTTAGATAGCCTAAATAAAGTGTTCGATCTAGCAACAGCAGAAAAAGAGCAAGGACTTGCTGATTTTGCTGGCAGCAGAATAGATGCCCATAAGAAACATGCTTGGATGATTCGTTCAAGTCTAAAAAAGATAGAGGAATAATATGAATTTTAAAACATTTTTAGAGACTGTTAATAAGTCTGACATTCCAGCGTACTTACGCAAGAATGATAAGATGACCACTAAAGATCTAGAAAAAGAACGTACACAGAATCGTTCCCATCCAGAAACTATTAAAAAGATTAATGGTACTCAGATGGAAGAAGTTGAACAGATCGATGAAAAGTCTGAACAAGCTAAACGTAATAAGACCATGAAGAATATGATGGACGCATCTCGTGGTGCACGTTATAAAGTTCAGAACAAACTAAGTGGTGATGATGTTCGTGACTGGGACGGTAAACATCCTACTCCAAGAGCACAAAACGTAGCAATTGGTCGTGCCTTGCGTAATGAAGACGCTGAACAAGTAGACGAAGGACGTATGAAAGCCATCGCAACAAATGCTCAAGAAACAGATCGTTTAAAGAAAAAAGATGATGTTCCATTCGATGGTCCATACACTAAGACTCCAGCAACTACAACAGACAAGTCTGGTGCAGTTCATACAGCTATGAGTCGTGCAAAGCACTTGGCTAAACAAGCAATGAAGAATGTTAAAGAAGAAGCTGAGGTTTTAGACGAACTGCGTCCACTAACTTATATGTCATATCACAATAAAGCTACCGCAATAGGACGAGATGGAAAAAAAGCATTTGACAAAAGTGGTAAAGACCGATCTACTAATATTGCAAAAGCAGATAAGCGAGTGATCGACGCTGTCCATGGAAGGGGACCTCTGCCTAAACTATACCCAACTGCTAAGAAAACTACACTAGGTAAGAAAGCACAAGCTGCTATTCGCTCTGATGCTAAGTGGAATGAAGAAGTTGAATTAGAAGAAGGTTACGATAAATCTTCAGAGCATCATAAAAATGCTCGTAAAATGGCAAAAGACTATGATGGTAAAGCAACTTTTCATCCCAATGGTCACGCTGAAGTAAGAATGCGTTCAATAGTTCATGGGTATAGCACTCTTAATCCGAAAGGAACTACTTTAATGTCTGGTGAAGATTTGGCCAATCGTGCTTGTAAGGAACATGGTAAAGGTAAAGTTCAAGGTAATGTAGTTCACTTCAAAGAAGAAAAAGACGAACAAGAGTATGGTTATGAAGGCGATATGGCTTTGAATCAGTTGGCAACGCTAACACGTTGCGCTGAAATGATTAAAGATACACTAAAGCCAGATACTGATTTGCCAGAGTGGGTTCAGTCTAAGATTACTCTTGCCACTGATTACATTCAAACTGCAGCTGACTATTTGTATTCTGAGTCTGAAGTTAATGAGGGCTACTACGAAAAGCCAGCATCAGCATATCGCCGTAAAGGTGACGAAGTGAGAGATCCAACTCCAGTTGCTCCAGTTCCAGCTAAGAAGTATATCAAAGGTACACCTGAGAATAAAGCAGCAAGAGCAGCAAGCAAGCCAATCAATGGTATGCCAACTAATGTAAAGTCAGAAGAACTTAAAGGCAATCAACACAAGATTGATAAAAACAAGAATGGTAAGATTGATGCCCATGACTTTAAGTTACTGCGTAAAGAAGAGCAGTCTAAAGAACAATTTGAAAACGGAGAATTGGAAACAATGTCAAAATCATACAAACAATTTGTTGAATCATTAAACGAAATTAAAATGTCAGATTTGCCATCGCGTAAAATAAGTGGTTCAAGCTACGGTGCTCAATACCACGATTCAGAAGGCGATGATGAAGAAGAAAAACCAAAAGCTAAACCAGCAGCAGATGCTGTAAAGCGTGGTCGTGGTCGTCCAGCAGGTGCTAAATCTGGTGCACGTCAAAGTGGCTCTGCCGTTAAGTCAAAGAATGGCGCAGACTACACTGGTTATAAATTACACTTACCAAATAAGAACTAACTAAGGGGAATTAAAATGGCACTATGGTCAAATACAGACGCAGAAGGCAGCAAACCAAAATATCTAAACACTGCTGGTAAAGCAGCTGTTGAAGGTATCTCTGCAGCAGAAGCAGCAATTGCAGCAAACAAAGCAAAGGGTGTTGCTCATGCTGGTTGGGTTACTACTCGTACTTATACTGATGCACAAGGTCGTACTCGCAACAAGACTGAAGTTCTAGTTGCTATGGGTTCAATGACTGGCGATGATAATACTGATGATACTACTATTGGTATTGATGCCTAAATAGTAGTAATGAGGGGAGATTGGCTCCCCTCTCGTTTTACGATTGATTGGAAATGAGAGAACCTTTGAGTGAAAATAACTTTCTTCTACATGCTATGCATCACTATGATAATCCGCAGTGTTCTAACATAGAAGAGTTTGAAGATGATTTAAAGAAGTTTGTTTATCTTAAGAAACTAATATATCGTTATAAGAATGTTGGTGAGTTAAGAGAAAGATTAATCTTAAATCATATAATTGTTCTCTACAATATTTTTGGCGATGAAACAACTCGTATGTTGTTTCATAAGATTGAAGAGCCATTGTGGCCACAGTTAGTCACGTTTTTGGTTTATCTTAATCGTATGCCTGAAAGCGTACCTGAGTATGGAATTACCTTGGCAGATATTAAACTAGACGAAACTATTATTGCTGTATTAAGGAAGATATGAGTAGGTTAGTAGACAATCTTATTGCATACCGAATTCTGTCAATGCTTATCAAACCATTTTCAGAAACAAGTGCATACCAATTGGGTATTATCGATGATAAAGGTAAGAACCTAAAGAAGAGCAGCACACTCACAACTACCAAAGAAAAAGACGCATACACATATTTACATCGTTTGGTGTTTAATATGAAAAAGATTATCAATCGTCTTCCAGGTGGTGAGTCAAAGCTAAAGAATTTAGTTAGTGCGTTCTTTCTAGTAAAAGAATACTACGAAACAAACGATCGTTCATTATCACTTATGGAAGAACGATATAATACACTACTGGAAAAAGTAAGTAAATATAATTTAACTCTAGTTGAAGAAGAAATGCTTATTGTTGAATTTCTTGAGCGTGGTATTATATTAGAAGATGGTGTGGCAAATGTTACTGGTGCTGCTGTTTCAACAGATACTCCTGCTCCATTGAAGAAAGATATTAAAAAGTATAAACAGATCGCTAGAAGAAAAATTCCAGTAGAGGTTGCATAATGTGGATGTTGAGTTTTATTCCAGACGCAATACTACTCTGGACAATTCATATTATATTGATAGCTGGTGTAATTGGTGTTGCTGCATCATACACAGTATTTAAATTTCCATTTATAAATCGTTATCGTTTACCAATTCAAATAATTTCATTTCTGTTGGTAGTTGTTGGTATCTTCTTTGAAGGTAGTTATGCAACAGAGAAAAGCTGGCGTGATCGTGTAGCGGAATTACAAGAAAAAGTAGCAAAAGCAGAAGCCCAGTCTAAAGTAGCAAATGAAAATATAAAAACTGTCTACGTAGACAAAGTAAGAATTGTTAAAGAACAACAAGTAGTTGTTCAAGAAAAGATTAAAACTGTTGAATTAAAGATTGATTCACAGTGTAAAATAACTGCGGATACCGTTGATATTTTAAACGAAGCAGCAAAGGGTAGTAAGAAATGAAACTCTTGTTACTTATTCCTGCAGTTCTTTTAACTGGATGTTTGGTCACTCCAGTTAAACAAAACTTTCCTGAAGTACCACCTGAAATTATGATAGCATGTCCTGACCTAAAAACTGTGGAGCCAACTGAAAAACTATCTGAAGTTTTGAAAGTTGTTGTCGATAACTATGGGCAATATCACGAGTGTCGTGCCAAAGTAGATGCATGGCTAGAGTGGTATAAAACCCAGAAACAAATTTTTAAGACTGTAAACTAAGATGGAACTACCAGAAAGACTCGCTAAATTGGAAGCACAAGTAGAAACAATAAAAGAGGATGTCAAAGAATTGAAGCACGATATCAAAGAAGTGCATTCTCGTTTGACTACTTCAAACAGAGAAATCGTGGACAAGATTGACGATATGCAAACACGTATTGAACACAAGATGCAAGCTAATGCAAAGATCAATCAAGATCAACACGAAGTCATTCGTAAAGATGTCGTTGAAGATCTAGAAAGAATGAATACCCGTGTTTCTGCATTGGAACAGTGGAAGTGGTATGTAATCGGTGGTGCTGCTGTTGCAGGGTTTGTTCTTGGACACATCAACGAGATCGCAAACTACATAAAATAAATTTTCTTTTTATTATGAATCAGAGTAAAATTGTTACTCTTGTGGGGTTATTATGCTATACATTGACAACAAATTTGCAAGTATTCTTGGATCACGTCTAAGAAACTTTAAACAAAAAAACGATTATCTGTGGAACTATTCTTGCCCAGTATGCGGGGATAGTTCTAAGAATAAATTAAAGGCACGTGGATACATCTACCGTAAAGGTTCTGATTTATTCGTTCGGTGTCATAACTGCAACTACGGTTCAAATCTTGGTAGCTTAATCAAGTATGTAGATGCTAAACTTTATGATGAGTACGTTCTTGAACGCTACAAAGGTGGTGCTAGTAAACACAACGCACACAAAGATGTGGCAGCAATCCTCCCAGAAGAAACCCCAGAAGTATTTCTAGAAGATGCTATTCTAGAGAGTTTGGCTCGCCTAGATACGTTAGACATCACACACCCTGCTGTAAAATATTTAATTAAAAGAAAGATTCCAAAACAATATTGGAATCTACTTTATTTTGCACCTAAGTTTAAAAAGTTTACCAACTCAGTAACACCTAAGTTTCAGGAACCAATTGAAGGTGATCATCCAAGAATGATCATTCCGTTTTTTAACCCAGCAGGTAAATGTTTTGCTTATCAAGGTAGAGCGTATGGCGATGAGCAACCCAAGTACTATACAATTAAAGTTGATGAAACACAGGAGAAAATATATGGACTCGATCGCTTGGATTATAGCAAACGCATATACGTTGTTGAAGGACCAATTGATTCGTTATTCTTACCGAATTCAATTGCTGTTTCAGGAGCAAGTTTTGATACCCCTACTATTCGGCAGTTACTTACTAATGCAACGATTGTAATGGACAATGAACCCCGCAATAAAGATATAGCAAGACAACTTGAAAAATATATCGATTTGGGGTATAATGTAGTTATGTATCCTGATTCAGTTCAGGAAAAAGATATTAACGATATGGTTTTATCGGGTAGATCGCCTGATGAAATTCTAGAACTCATAAATACCAATACCTTCACTGGTATGGAAGCGAAATTAAAATATGCGAATTGGAGAAAGAATTGAAAGTCAATTTAATTAGTTATAGTAAGCCCTCCATTACCATGTATGAAGAAGGTCTCAAAGATGCTCAAGAACTCATAGCTTATTGCGCACGAGTTTCTAATCCAAGCAATCAATTTAATGTTGAAACAGCTGACAAGCTAATTCGTTATCTAATTAAACACAAACACTGGTCACCACTAGAAATGGTTAGTGCTTGTCTCGAAATTGAAACAACTCGAGATATTGCTCGCCAAATTTTACGCCATCGCTCTTTTAGTTTTCAAGAATTCAGCCAACGCTACGCAGATCCAACTAAGGACTTATCATTTGTCTTAAGAGAAGCAAGACTCCAAGACGAAAAGAATCGTCAAAATAGTGTAGAGTTACCAGCCACAATTGCTGGGCAGAATATTGCTGAAGAGTGGTATGCTAGACAAAGAGAAATTCTAGCATTAGTGACAAAAACGTATGACTGGGCAATCTCACAAGGTATTGCTAAAGAACAAGCAAGAGCAATTCTACCAGAAGGAAATACAGTTAGTCGTTTATACATGAACGGTACACTGCGTAGTTGGATACACTACATCGAGTTGCGCAGTGGTAATGGTACACAAAAAGAACATGTGGAAGTAGCAAGGGAATGTGCTAAAGTTATTGCTGAAGCATTTCCAATGTCTACGGATTTTATTAATCAATAAGAAATATAACAGGAAGTTTATGGAAAATATTGTGCATGGCATAAAGGTTGATTATTCTCGTGATGCGTTGTTTGACGAACTAGGAAGAATAAGATTAAAAGAAAGTTACATGAAAGATGACGAAACATCTCCTCAAGAAAGATTTGCTTTTGTTAGTAGTAAGTTTGGTAGTGATCCTGCCCATGCTCAAAGGTTGTATGACTACTCCAGTAGACACTGGTTGTCTTATTCTACCCCAATCCTCAGTTTCGGGAGGAGTAAACGTGGTTTGCCGATCTCATGTTTTTTAAATTATATTGAAGATACAGCGGAGGGTTTAGTTGATAATCTTAGTGAAACTAATTGGCTTAGTATGCTTGGTGGTGGCGTTGGTATCGGTTTTGGTATACGTTCGGCAGACGATAAGAGCACTGGCGTTATGCCGCACCTCAAGATGTACGATGCATCAAGTTTGGCTTATCGCCAAGGTCGTACTCGTCGTGGATCTTATGCTGCTTACCTTGATATTAGTCATCCAGATATTATAAATTTCTTGGAGATGCGTAAACCAACAGGTGACCAGAATATGCGTTGCTTGAACTTGCACCATGGTATTAACATTCCAGATGCATTTATGGAATTAGTTGAGCAATCTATGATTGACCCAAATTTCGATGACTCTTGGAATCTAGTTGACCCAGCATCAAACGAAATTCGTGAAACTGTTTCAGCCAAAGAAATGTGGCAACGTATTCTAGAAATGCGTATGATGACAGGTGAACCATACATACACTTTATTGATGAATCAAATCGTAAACTTCCACAGTGGTTAAAGGATAAAGGTTTAAAGGTTCATCAATCAAATCTATGTTCAGAGATTATTCTACCAACAGATGAAAAGCGTACTGCTGTTTGTTGCTTGTCATCACTAAACTTGGAGTATTACGATGAGTGGAAAACAGATCCTCTTTTCCTTGCTGATATTGCAGAAATGCTTGACAATGTTCTTCAGTATTTTATTGATAATGCACCTTCCACCATCAAAAGAGCTAAATATTCCGCCATGCGTGAGCGAAGTATCGGCATCGGTGCGTTGGGTTGGCATGCCTACTTGCAGAAAAACAAGTTACCTTGGGAATCACCAATGGCAATTGGTCGCAACAAACAAATCTTTACACACATAAGAGGAAAGTTAGATGAGGCAAACAAATTATTGGGATCTAAGCGTGGTGAAGCGTTGGACGCAGTGGGTACTGGGAATCGCTTTAGTCATCTTATGGCTATTGCTCCCAATGCTTCTTCTTCCATTCTCATGGGCAATACTAGTCCTAGTATTGAACCTTACCGTGCCAATGCTTATCGCCAAGACACTCTATCGGGTTCTCACCTAAATAAAAATCGCTTCTTAGATATTATTATTCAAGAAGAATCCCAGAAAAATAAAGAAGGTTGGGCAGATGATGTTTGGCGTAGCATTATTGCCAATGATGGTTCTGTTCAGCATCTCGATTGGATGGATCAGTGGACTAAAGATGTTTATAAAACATCAATGGAGATTGATCAGCGTTGGGTAGTTCAGCATGCTGCAGATCGTCAAGAGTTTATTGACCAAGCCCAATCACTAAACGTATTCTTCAGACCAGACTCACACATTAAATACATTCATGCTGTTCACTTTATGGCTTGGAAATTAAAGCTAAAGACGATGTACTACTGCCGTTCTGATAAGATCGCAAAAGCGGATAAAGTTAGTAAGCGTATTGAACGTGAGGTTATCAAAGAAATCAATCTCCATGCACTAACTGGTGACGCAGATACTTGCTTAGCCTGCGAAGGATAAAAATGGATGCCTATGACATTGCGGATAAAATTAAAAAGTATTGGTGTGCAGTAGTTCCAAAGAACTCTGGTGAAATTACTAAAACAAATAAAAAAATCAGAGTAGTTGTTAATACTGACGAAGGTTATCGTGAAGTTGTAGGTGTTTATATCAAAGATGATATGATAGAACTAACATTGGACAAGGAATAAGATGGTAAAGACTAAAACAAAAATGACAGATGAACGTAGCTACTTTAAGCCGTTCAACTATCCATGGGCATACGAAGCATGGTTAAAGCACGAACAAGCACATTGGTTGCACACAGAAGTACCAATGATGGAAGACGTTAAGCAATGGAAGAAAAGTTTAACACCACACGAGAAAACATTCTTGACAAACATCTTTCGTTTCTTTACGCAAGGTGACATTGACGTAGCTGGTGGATATGTAAAGAACTACTTACCATACTTCCCACAACCAGAAGTACGTATGATGCTAATGGGTTTTGCTGCACGTGAAGCACTACACATTGCTGCGTATTCACATCTAATTGAAACACTTGGTTTACCTGAGATTACATATTCTCAGTTTATGGAATACCAAGAGATGAAAGACAAGCACGATTACGTTCTTGATATTTCTTCTAAGAATGGCACTATTGAATCAACTGCTACTCACATTGCGGTATTCTCTGCCTTTACTGAAGGTATGCAATTATTCTCTTCATTCATTATGTTGTTGAACTTCCCACGTCATGGATTGATGAAGGGGATGGGACAGATTGTTACTTGGAGTATTGTTGATGAAACAATGCACGCTGAGAATATGATGAAGTTGTTTAAAGAATACATCAAAGAAAATCCAGAGATCTGGGGTGATGATCTAAAAGGTAAGATTTATACAATCGCTGAAAAGATGGTTCAGTTGGAAGATAAGTTTATTGATCTGGCATTTGCTGAAGGCGAGATGCGTGATCTTAAGCCAGAAGATGTTAAGACTTATATTCGTTATATCGCAGATCGTCGTTTAATTGGTCTTGGTATGAAAGGTATCTTTAAAGTTAAAAAGAATCCACTACCATGGGTTGAAGAAATGATCAATGCACCTGTTCACGGTAACTTCTTTGAGAATCGTGTAACAGATTACGCTAAAGGTGCATTGTCTGGTTCTTGGGATGACGTTTGGGGAGCAGCTGCTTAATGTTAGAAACTATATGTGACACAATGCTGGATGCTTACAAGCGTAACTGGATTACCAGTCGTGACGGTAATGTAAGCATTCGACATCACGATCGTGATCATTTTTATATTACGCCAAGTGGTGTGCGTAAGCAGACTATGCAGCCTGATCAGTTTAAAAAGATTATAATTAAACCACCAATGTCGTGGAATGAACCAAAGACTGGATTGATTGCAGAACGCTGGGGATGGAAAGAAGATAATTATACTGAGATCAGTGGAAATTTAAAACCTAGTGGAGAAATCCCATTACACTTTGGTTTACAAAAACAAATGGGTCAACACAGTAATGATGTTCGTGTAGTTATGCACTTTCATCCAACTTACTGTGTTGCTGCTATGCACGCTGGTATTGAACTGGGTGATATCGCAAATGATTTCCCAGAACTAAGTAGATATACTAAAGTAGCAAAGAATGTGCCTGATGTTCCACCAATCTCTCAAGAATTAGCTGATCACTGCCATCGTAACTTGGAGTTAGATGATAGCGGTAATATCGCATATGATATTGTTGGTATTAAGGGACATGGAGTAGTTTCCATTGACACTAGCCCATGGCGTGCTTATGAACACATTGAACGTCTTGAACACATTTGCAAGATAGTACTTGCATCTAGAAAATACTAAAAGGTAGAAATATGACAACAAAAGTATTTGAATGTGAATCATGTGGAACTTCAGGAAAGATAGTTATCAAAGGTACTGATACTCAGTACGAAGATATTGTCTATTGCCCGATTTGTTCCGCAGACATTTACGAAGAAGAGGACTTAGACACAGAAGACTAAATAGATGTTTACATCTATGAATTAGTCTAATGTGGTTATATAATAACGAACAACTTAATGAGTTACCAGAAGATTGCGTTGGATTTGTTTATCTAATAACAAATCTAACAAACGATCGTAAGTACATCGGTAAGAAACTTGCTAAGTTTTCAAAAACCAGTACCAAAACAGTTACACTTAAAAATGGTACTAAAAAGAAAAAAAAGATTCGTAGTAAAATTGATTCCGATTGGTTAGAATACTACGGATCAAGTATTGAATTAAATAAAGACATTGAAACTTTGGGAAAAGAACATTTTACCCGAGAAATTTTATATTTCTGTAAGTCAAAGGCTGAGTGTTCTTACGTTGAAGCACGAGAACAGTTTAGTCGTAGAGTTTTAGAATCAACTGAATATTATAATGGACAAATCTCAGTACGAGTACACGGATCACACATCATAGGTAAGGTATGACAAAAATACTTTTTATAACAGCAATAGCATTATCAGCTTGTGCAGCTTATTACTCTGTAATGGGCTTGCTTGCTATTTTCTCAGCAGCTGTTATTCCAATTCTTATTATGGGTTCACTACTAGAAGCTGCAAAACTTGTAGTAGCTTCTTGGCTCTATCGTTCGTGGAAAGAAATTCCATTAATAATGAAGTCTTATTTCACCTCAGCATTAGTTATTTTGATGATACTAACTTCGATGGGTATCTTTGGTTATCTATCGAAAGCACACCTAGATCAAGCAGTCCCAAGTGGGGATGTTGCTTCAAAGGTATCAATACTTGATGAGAAAATAAAAACAGAAAAAGATAACATAGATGTCGCAAGAAAACAAATCAAACAACTTGATGATCAAGTGGACCAAACGATCGGAAGAAGTTCTGACTCGCAAGGAGTGGAGAGATCTCTACAGATTAGACGAGGACAGCAAAAGGAAAGAACCGCACTTCTTGCTGAAATTGGATCAGCTCAAACCAGAATCGCCAGATTAAATGAAGAACGTGCACCAATTGCTGCTGACTTAAGAAAAGTTGAAGCTGAGGTTGGTCCGATTAAATATATTGCTGCGTTAATCTACGAAGACACTGCATCAGAAGATGTGCTAGAAAAAGCAGTTCGTTGGGTTATTATTATGATTGTTTTGGTATTTGACCCACTGGCTGTTTTACTATTGGTAGCAGCAAACTGGCAAATGCGTAAAGATTCTGAGATCATCGTACAATCTGAAGAATTACCTGAACCACAACCTCTACAACCCAAGCCAGAGCCAGAGCCATTACCAGAAGAAAGTAAGAGTATAATCTCTAACTTCTTTCGTAAGCCTAAAGAAGACACGTCAACATTAGAAGTCTTTGAACACGCCACAACTAAGAAAGTTATAAACTTAAAAAATGAAGCTGTGGTGAATGATCAGATTCAAATAGAACTTACACAAGAAAAACCTCCTAGACCACCTTTAAGGTAGTGTAAAACATAATTAACCCTAAATAATATTAGAGTGAACGCAATACCTCGTTATTTTCCGTATAACTAAAAAGGTTTAAAAATGACCAAAAAGATCGCTACAGCGGTGCTTTTTGTCATGTATTTGTCTTCTGCGATGGCTGATCCCATCGTGACTGATTCGACTAGTAGAAGTACAACTGATTCTACTTCAAATAGCACTACAACAGTAAAATCCCCTCCACCAACAGCAGTGGCTCCAGCAATCACGATTATTAATAGTGATGTTTGCGCTGTAGCTGTATCTGGTGCAACTCAAACTCAAATTCTTGGTATCTCCTTTGGTGCCACGATGACTGATAAGAATTGCGAAAGATTAAAGTTAGCTCGTTCCACATATGATATGGGTATGAAGGTAGCAGCAGTTGCTATTATGTGCCAAGATGAAAGAGTCTTTACAGCAATGATGAATGCTGGAACACCATGCCCAGTAGATGGTAAAATTGGTGAGCAAGCCAAGAAAATCTGGGAAGACAATCCTGATCGTCAACCACAAAAAGTCAAGAGTAAAGACTAAATGAGATTTTGGGTATTAGTGTTTTTGGTTGTTGGCTTGGTTGCACTCACACCAAGAGCTAAAGCACAAACTCCAATAACATCACAAAACATTCTAACACCAACAGTTGATGCATGGACTGGTTCTGTTGCAGGACAAAATGGTGGATACTCTGGTGGTGGTAATGGACCAGCATTTAATGCAGGAACAAATACTTTAATTTTTGGATATACAACTGCAACAGCAACTCAAAGAATCACTGCTGAAGCATTTGCTATTCAACACGCATTAGATTTGTCCAACTCTGGTATTAAAATTAATGGATATAATTATTCATGGCAGATTAATAATTCTGGTGAGCAATCTGGAACTTTGACTGGACAGGTAAATTTGTTAAGAGGTACTAGTGTTTTAAGAACTGACATCTATAATTACAATACTCCAACGAATGGTTTTCAGTTATACTCTGGCACTCAAACTTTTGTTAATCAAGAAAGTATGCTTGCTGGTGATTCAATGACACTTTCGTTTACTGGTAAAGATAGTAGATTCTGGGCAGGTTATTATGGACCACAAGTTCGTAATCCATCAATTACATTAAACTATACTACTGATCCGTGCGCAGGCAATCCAGCATATTCACCATCGTGTTCAGGATATAACACAGTAGTAACCAGTCCAAATTTATTAACTGGAATGACTGGACCACAAGCATATGCTATCAACCAAGCATTATCCAATGCTGGTGCTGGCGCAATGATACATGGTTTTAATTATGGATATGACTATAGCGTAGCTGGAAGAACATGTTCCTTTTTTGATTTGTTTGGTTTTTGTTTAACAGGTTGGCAGTATTCAGATGCAGGAGTTGCCACTGTTATTACAGACAGTAATAATTCTACTATCTACAGTTCATCTAATACACACAATGGTGGTGATAATGGAACTTTTGGAACATATAGTAAACAATTTAGATTTGGAACTTCCAGACAAATAACTACACTTGGTGGCTTTGCTATGGCACCATGGACTAGTGGAAATGCCAGCATAACAAATATGTATAGCAATGCGGTATATACAGCAGATCCTTGTTTAGATCCTCTATCTTCACCATCATGTTCAGGTTATGCTGCAGCATATTTCACTCAACAATGTACTGCTAATCCTCTGTATAATTCTGCATGTCCTGGATACGCACAAGCATATTTTACTCAACAATGTACTGTCAATGCAATGTTTGATCCTGCATGTCCTGGATACGCATCGGCATATCTAACATATCAATGTTCAATCAATCCATTGTATAGCACCACATGTGCTGGATATGCAGAAGCCTATAAAACTCAACAATGTGCATTGGATGGATTATATGATAGAACTTGTACAAACTATGCAGACGCATATGCTAGAAAATATGTAATAGGTATTCCATCTTCTGGAACAATAAGCTATGGACCAGCTGATTCAAGATGCACAGTTGGTTGTGACACATCCAATACCCTAAACACAAATGCTGGACCAGCTACATCAGGCTATTCTGGTCCAGGTGCCACTAATGTATCAACAACACAGCCAGTAACTTCGATTAGTAACTCAGGACAAATTTCTACTGGTGTTGCTGTTACTAATGATAGTAACGTGAACGCTGTAATTGCAACTCCAAAAATGGATGGACCAGCTGCATCTACTGGCAATAGTCCTGTTGCCTCATCAATGAATTCGCCTGGACCAGCTGCATCAGGATCTTCAACCCAAACAGCAAATGCTGGACCCGCCACTAGACAAGAACAAAAATCAGAGGATAAAAGAGATGATGCTCCGAAAGGCACTGGAGGCAACAATTCGCCACAGACTACTAATACTGCTCAAGCGTCATCTGATAAACCAGCAGCACCAACTGCTCGTCAAGCAATCCAAGAACGAAGAGAAGCTGCAGCAAAAGCTGAAGCAGTAGAAAAAGGTAAAAACCTTGCCAATGAAATGGGTAAGGCATCTGACATGGAATCACAAAAACAAGTTCAGAATGTAGTTATTCAAGCAATGGGGTTTACACCTGGATTTGATACATACGGTAAAGCAATGTTACCAGATGTTGCTGGATATAAACCATATTCAGTTTATAACAATCAAAAAACTATTGATAATCGTGCTAACCTAAGAATGTTTGGTGGCACTGATCGCATACATAACGAAATGGTAAACTCACAATATAACAAAGGAAATTAAAATGGCAGAGGAAATTAAAGACGTCAATAAAAAGATTGACGAAGCAGAAGCAGCAGTAAAGAAGTATGCAAGTAAAGATACTGTAATTAGTATTGGTGGTTACGAATTTACACCTGCAAAACTAATGGTAGCTGCAACATTAGTATCATCTATTCTTGGTGGTTTATATGGTGCGTTTGAAGTCTATAAAGATTATCAGGGTATGAAGAAAAAGATTGCAGAATATGTTTCACCAGATTTAGCAGAAGTTTATAAAAAGCTAGATGTTATTCAAGTAGAGTCTGGTAAAACTGCTGAGTATACTCGTGATATCAAGAACGATCTTAAAAATGACATTCGTCGTTTAGAGTCAGTTGTTGAGCAAGTAGAGCGTTCAGCCAAACAATCTGCACGTGAATCAAGCGAATCGCAAAAAGAACAAGAGCGTGAACTACGTCAATTACGTAAAGAAATCGATACTAAGATCCAAAGAGCGTTAGACAACCCATTATCGAATAAATAACCTTTCTAGATCAATGACTTACGAAAACCCTACTGCTAGTAGGGTTTTTCAACATTTAGCTTTACTTTTATTTGACTTTAGCGTATAATAACTGTGTTAGGGTTGAAAAAGGAACTTATTATGATACGATTTATTATTGGTCTACTGTTGACCTTTGGTGCTGTTGGTGGTTTGGATAACGATCCAGATGCACCACTGTTGGTATTGACTTTGATTGCCGTGATTGGCTTGGGGTTGATGCATTCTGGTGTGCATGCTCTTGGGAGAAACAATAATGAGTAAAATGGCTGAGTTAGCGTTAGACATTGAAGAGTTGTTGGCTGAAGGTATGTCACCAAAGTTTGTTGCAGTTACACTGAACTGTCCGATTGAAATGGTTTATGATACCATTGAACAACTTGAGTGTTTAGAATTAGAAAAGCAGTATGAAATGTTGTCATATGATGAAGAGATGGCAAATGACGATGCACAATATTATGGAGCTTGATATGATTATTACTTACAAAGAAGCACAATTAGCAACTGAACATTTTGATAAGAGTCATGGATCGTTTTTCGATCGTGGTTCTGCAGATTCTTACTACCATCGTCCACGTGACCCACATCGTGGTGGTGTTGGTGGTATGTCTGGTCCTAGAATTGATGCTGTGCGTGAAAATAAACTTAAACCTAGAGATCCAATAGCAAAGGATCTACGTACTCCCAAATACCGAATGCGTGTAGTTGAGAGTAAGGTTAAGTACACACGCAAATCCAAACACACAAAGGACAATTATGGACAATACTTATGAAATAGGCAGAGGTGGTGCTCTTACTACTGTTAAGATTAAAGACTACCCATACGATGTTGTTGAGTTTACCATTACCAAATATCTTGCTGATGAAAAAGGTAGGGAGATTGTCAACAGCGGATACACCACATTCTTTTCCAATAAAGAATTCGTAGATTTTTTCACACCAATTGTAAATGACTTGAAAGCGAGATTTGATAATGCAAACAATGCCAGCAAACCAAACACCTGAATTTAAAACTTGGCTCAAAGGACTACTAGTCGATGAAAATACAAAAGATCTGTGCGTTGTGTTTACCAAGAAAGATGGTACTGAGCGAGAACTATTCTGCACACTCGATGAAAGCAGAATCCCCTCAGCCAAACTTCCAAAAGTCCAAGAAAGTGGCTCGGTTGTTAGAAACTTCAGCGATGAGTCAGCCAGAGTGTTTGACACAGAAAGTAAGGTTTGAACTATCATGAATAATACTATGTTAACAATCGGTCTTTTGTTGGTTGCAATTGCTGCAGTAATTGGTATGCCTATTGCCCTTATCTGGGCACTCAATACCTTATTCCCTGTGTTGGCAATTCCATACGGCATTGAAACTTGGTTGGCTGCATTTATTATTCCAGCTGCATTTAAAACTGAATTTTCGTTTAAACAGAAAGCATAATTATGAGTATTTCCTCAATTGAAGATCGTAAAAAGATTTTTGGTGCCATCCGTGAGATTAGTAATTCTATGGTTCGCATCGAAGCAGAACGTGATCTAATCAAAGACATCGTGAAAGATGTTTCTGATAATTATCAACTTTCTCGTAAAGTTGTAAATAAGATGGCTAAAGTTTATCATAAACAATCACTATCTCAAACTGTTGCTGAACACGAAGAGTTTGTAGACATGTATGACCAAGTAACCAGTGCGAATAATACCAACACTGCACCCAACCCATAAGTACAAGTTACTTTATGTTTCTGGATACGCTCAGGAGGGTGATGGTACATTCGATGCTTTATTCTCAAAGACAACTATAACAGATAATTTTAAAGAACTTTTCTATAAAAATGAAATAGAAACATATGCGTGTGAGTTTAGTAAAACAGACACGCATTTTTCAGTGTATCATAAATGTAGAGAATTTGTTATAAAGAATAAAATTGATTTTGTCTTTGGTTTTTGCTATGGATCGTTTCCGTCTTTATACTCTGCCATAGATAGTAGTGTAAAAGGTGTTATTCTTTTAGATACTTCTACTATTCCTCCTGTTTGGTCTAATCGGGGAATTACCTCAAACTTAACAAAACCAATTCCGCCAATTAAACTGGATAGTATAACATGTCCTGTTAAATTATTTTATTCAGAGTGGGGAGTTAATAATAAGATTAATACCTTTAATAAATTACAAACTGAGTTTATTAAAACACTTGACGTTGAAGTCATCCCAAATAGTACACATGCTATTATGCTTGAACCACAACGATATATCTTAATGGATAAAATAATGGAGTTTATAAATGCTTGACTATCCAGCTTGGAAAAATGGTAAGTACTGTAAAGTTAAAGATCTGACCGTATCAGTTCTTGATTTTGGTTTGATTCATTGTGATGCTACATATGATGTTCTTGCCGTTAAAAATGGCGAGATACAAAATCTCGAAGCACACCTGAGTAGATTTATTAACAGTTCACAGGGGTGGCGCATTCCAGTTGAATACTCTGATAATGATATTGAGATTGTAATTCAAACACTGGTGGCTATTGCTCCAACTGATGATCTATTAGTTTGGATTGGTTTAACACGTGGAACACCTACATCTGGCAATCCAAGAGATCTAGACAGTTGTAAACCTAATTTGTTTATATACGTTAAACCTTACTATGGTTTCAACAAGGATAACACAGCAACTGTTTGTTTGGCTAAACAATTACGCAATACTGCCATTGATCAAACAATGAAGAACTTTGCATGGAATGATTTAAACCTTGCACAGTGGGAAGCAATTGATCGTGGTTATGATACAGCTGTGCTAATAGACCATAGAGGTTTCTTAACTGAAGGTCCAGGATTTAATATGGGTATTGTCCGTGACGGTAAAGTTTATGCCCCAAAGCAAAATCGCCTGGAAGGCACAGTTATGAAACTTGTTGAACAGTTATGTGTGGAAAATAACGTACAGTTTAGTTGGGCTGCAATATCACCTGAGGATTGTCTTGATGCAGATGCTATGTTTTTAACATCAACTGCTGGTAATGTTATTGCAGTAAAGTGTTTTGAAAATAAATATTTTAATGATAATGAGATTTTAAAATGGTTACAACAGAAGTTAGTCTAGAACAAAACAAACATCTATTATTCCTACTACCAGGACAAAGTTTATCGCCACGTGTTTTCTGGGATTTTAAACTACCAGATGGTTACACGCATATAGATTATTTTCTTGCAGCAGGTATAGATGTAATCTTATTTGATCCATGCGGTTATGGAGAGAGTACTGAGAATTATCAGTACGATAGGCTTGGGTATGCAGACCAGATTGAATCTGCAATCAAAGAACTTAAGAAAGAATATGTTTCTAAAACTGTATTTGGTTTCTCTACATCAACTGCTCCTGCATTGATTGCTGGTGAGAGAGGTTTATTTGATAAAGTTATTATTCATAGTCCATCTGTTCGTATGGATAAACGGTATTATGTTGAGTTTGACACTGAGCACTTTGAGACTGGTATCGAAAAACTTAAAAAAGAAAGACTTGAGAAGATTAGTGATAAGTTGATTGGTACACCAAATAGAATTGACGGATGGGAGCAAAAGATTGTTGACGTTATTGGCAGCACTACTTGGAAAGTTCCATCGCAACCTGTTTATGATATAAACAATTACTGGGTTGATACAGGACAGTTAGGGTTCGATCCTGCAAAGGTTCCACCGATCTTAAGCATTATTGGTGAGTATGACTATGAATCAACCACAGGTGGTTATGATACCTTTAAGGAACTATTCCCTCAATCCAAGGAAGTCATTATTCCTCAGTCTACCCATTTTTCTATGTGGGAAAATTCCTCTGCCCTAACTCGTTTGGAGATGATCCAATGGGTCTTGCAATAACCCTCAAAACCGTAAGGGAATGATCAAAAATACCTTGCCTTTAATTCAAAGGTAGGGTATAATAGTTATATTAAATGGAGGTTATTGACCTATGGCTGTAAATACTGCAAAACGTAAAGCTGCGATTGAGAAAGCAGATCGCATTATGAAGGGTGTTGAGGTTCAACTCAATCCTGAAACATATCAACGTGACTTGATATGTGGTTTGAATTACTACAACGCAAATCACGATGACAAAGACAAGAAGAAGTGGTTCATCTCTCACTACGCTAAGATTGATAAGAAATTAGCAGTTGAGATGTTGAAGATCGATGAATACCAATTTAGGTATGCTGGTATTCTTGCACGTCTTCAAGATGGTGGTTCTGTCCTTCAAGAAAAGGAAATGAATTACTACAATGAACGTGTAGAGTTCTTGAAGTCTCAGATTGGTGCTCGTCAAAAATCCCAAGACAAACAAGACAAGAAAGATGCAGATGCTGCCAAAGAAGCACTGCCATCAAATGTAATTTCAATCCAACAACGTATGGAAGATAAAGCCCATGACTTGGCTGGTGAGATTGAAGGTGCGATTGATGACTTTATTCTTGCTGGTTGCAAGTCAGAATTTTCAACAAAGAATTATCTGTTGGCGAATCAAGTGGCTGGACCAATTGCTAAACGCATTGGAGAGTTGTTTGAGGGTACTGCCAAAGAACTTAGAGAAGCGATTGAAGGTACTGATGAGCAATTGGTAGAAGGTTATTCACACTTAAACAAACGAGAGCTAAAACGATTCTTAGAGTTTGTTGAAACTATTATTGCTGATTGTCAGCAGATGGTTCAAACAGCCAAAGTGAATCGTGCACCACGTAAGCGTAAAGAAATTTCTCCTACAAAGCAAGTTGCTCGTATGAAGTTCTTGCGTGAATTTACAGAACTTGGCTTGAAGTCAGTACCACCTACTAACATTATTGGTTCTGCAGAAGTCTGGGTGTATAATACCAAATACCGTAAACTACAAAAGTATGCTGCGGAAAGTGGCACTATTGCAGTCAAGGGAACTACCTTGATTGGTATTAGTTTGAAAGATTCTGTTTCGTTTACACTACGTAAACCAGAAGAATTCTTCAAGGGATTGTCTATGGGTAAACGTGCATTGAGTAATGCACTCAAAACCCTAAAGACTAAACCAGCTGTACCAAATGGTCGTGTGAATGAAGAATGTATTATCTTGGGAGCATTTTAATTATGATTTTAGTTGACTATTCGCAAGTTGCTCTCAGCAACATTCTATCTTTCCAGCGTGAGTTGAAAGGAAGTGACTCTGAAGTAAAGAACTTGATTCGTCACGTTACCCTTTCTACTTTGAAATCATACAAGAAGAAGTATGGTAAAGAGTATGGCGAACTTGTTATTTGTTGCGATGGACGCAAGTACTGGCGTAGAGAAATCTTCCCACACTACAAAGCTGGTCGCAAGAAATCCCGTGAAGCCAGTGAACTAAACTGGACATTGATCTTTGATACACTATCAGAAATGCGTGAAGATATTGCAAAGCATTTTCCATATAAAGTTATTCATATCGATCGTGCTGAAGCTGATGATATTATTGCAGTTCTTGCTAAGTGGACTCAGACCAATGACCTAGTTCAACAAGGATTGGTTGAAGACCCACAAAAGGTTTTAATTCTTTCTTCTGATGGTGACTTTATCCAACTGCAAAAGTTTGATAACGTGACACAATGGTCACCGATGCAAAAGAAACAGATCAAAGCCAATGCTCGTGAACTACACGAAAAGAAAATCACCCACATCGTTAAAGCTGGTGATGATGGCATTCCAAATATCTTTAGTAAAGATGATGTGTTTGTTATTGGTGAACGACAGAAAGTTTGCTCAGCAAAACGTCTTGCTGAGTTTATTGAGAATGGGTATGATGCATGTAAGAATGATGATGAACGTCGCAACTGGCACCGTAACGTACAGTTGATTGACTTTGATTACATTCCAGAAGACGTTTCTACGCAGATCATAGATACATATACAAAGTACAAAACAACTGGCGACAAGATGTCAATTATGCAATATCTTATTGACAACAAGTGTCGTTTACTTTTAGACGAGCTGGAGGACTTTTAATGGCAACAAAATATATCACTGAAATCTTAGACGATATCAATTCTGATCCTACTAAGATTGTTAATTACAAAGAAAATGGAGCATTGCGTTTGGTTCTAGAACACGCATTTGATCCAGCAAAGAAATTTATCTTGCCTGAGGGTAGTCCTCCATATAAAGAAGACACAGCACCTCAAGGTATGAATCCTTCTAATCTTCATATGGAAGCCAAGAAGCTATATGTGTTCTGTCGTGCAGATCTAAATCCTGTTCGCAGAGAAAGTCTTTTTATTCAATTGCTTGAGAACAGTCACCCAAGTGAAGCCAAGCTATTGCTTGCAGTCAAAGATCAAAAGCTAACTAAGATGTATCCTAAAATTACACATAAGTTAGTCAGTAATACTTGGTCTGTTATTCCTGCTCCAGTTGCAAAGGAGAAAAAGGTAACAAAAAAAGAACAGGCTCCAGAGAATGGAGCAAGTGCCTAACTGCAAGATATCAAGAATCTTTACTTGACAAAATAAAGAAATTGCTGTATAATTATATTATGAAGCGTGTGAAAGGTTAATAATGAAATCATTAATTATGTTATCCTGTGTTGTTGCAACGAATGCCATGGCACTGGACTTTGATACAGAGTGGGCTAGGTATGCCAGTGATTTTGAAAGACTAAAACAAAAAACTGTTGTGGCTACAAAATCTACTGGTATTGAAGTTACAGATAAGTCTACTAAATTGCCTGAGAAAACTACTCAGATGAATGTATTACAGCAAGTTGACCCTAAGTCTCCTGAGAGATTGGGGTATAATTTGTCAGATCCAATTATGCGGGATCGTGTAATAGACGCATATAACAAACCCAATGCAGTAGTTTATTCTGTAACCTTGAATTGAAAGTATATATTATGAAAAAAGTAATCCTAGCAGTTGCGGTTCTCGCACTATCAGCATGCAGTTCAACAAAACTAACTGATGCTGGTCAATCCTCAGATGCAGTTAAGTATACACAAGACTTTGGTAAAGTTGAAGTTACATTCAACGACAAGGGTGAGTGGGAATCTCTTAAGTCATCTGCAACATCTTCAGTGCCAATTTCTGTTGATGCTGGTCTTGAACAAGGTATGAATGTAGCACTTATGCGTGCTAAACGTAATATCGTTGAGTTTATTAATCAGGATCTAAAATCAAAAACAACCACAGATACAATTACCAAAGCACTTGAGAAAAACATATCGGATGACGATGCTAAATCTAAACAAAAAGCTGCAGATATTGCCAGTGAGATCACTGAAAAGATTGCAGTTGAATCGAATGGTATCTTAAAGGGTATTTACATTGTTGAGCGTAAAATATCCCAAGATTCTAAAACTGTTGTTGTTACAGTGCAAGTTGACAAACGATCTATGAATGCAGCAAGTCAACTACGTGTAGCTATGGGGAACTAATATGAAATCATTTATTCTAGGAACGATCTTTGGTTTAGTTTTGGCAACTGTTGGCTTCAGTGGAATTGCTAAAATTTTAGATCGAGGTATAGATACAGTTAAAACCCATTCAGAACAACTGGCAAAGTAATGAAATATACATTGCTGGCACTTTCTTTAGTTGCGAGTTTATGTAGTGCAGAAGAAGTTGTTACCACAGGATACGGTAATACGTTTGAATCTGCACTACGTAATGCAAAAATCTCAGCAATAGCAAAGGTTACTGGAACGTGGATATCAAGTGAGCATTTTGTCAAGAATGGTGCACTAACTGAGGAAATTGTTCAGTACAATGGTGGTGTCATTAAGAAGTATGAGGTTCTTTCGTATCACAATAATGAAGTTAAGATCAAAGCTGATGTTGATGTTGTAAAAGATAATAGAGTTGGAACTAAGTCTAAAGATATTCCAACTGAAATGCGCAATACTTTACTTGAGCAACAACAAAATCGTGATAAGATTCAAAAAGCTGTAAAGTTTCTTGATAGTAAATCCAAGGCAATGAACCTGATGACACGAGATGTGTCTTACAATAATAAAGGTTCTATTACTGAGGTGACTATTAAAGGAACTATATCGTGGACACCTAAGTGGATTTCTGATACAACTACGCTTGGTAAAACCATAGATGTATATGGCAGAGTTAATCGTGATACACATGAAAGAGTTTCTGGAAGTATTATCAATGCTGCATACAATACACCAGTAATGTTACCTGCGTTATTTTTATATGGATTGACTAAACCTGAATCCTTGGAATTATCAGATCAAAATCAATTATGTTTCGTGAATGATTCATGTTACGTAACAGGTGTTCCTTTCACAATGTTTGATAGTGATATACGTGTGATAGTTGAGGGTTCCAGAGATAAAGAAAAGATTTACAATACTGTAATTAAATTTAGAGATACTAATCTGTATGAAATAATTGCAGCAGGTGACGAGAAGCGAAGTTGGTTTGGAACTCGTATAACATACAATAACCCAACAGTGCAGATTAATACTAACACGCAGATGAATGTAACATTCTCTTTTGTGTTAGATACAAAGAAGTTGTCGGAAATTGATAAGTTTGACTTTGTTATTAACTAGGAGATAATTATGCCAAATTGGTGTGATAATATAGTGACTTTGCGTCATTCAGATAAAAGTAAAATTGATGCTCTAGAGCAAGAATTGTTGAAAGAAGATCCTTCAGTATTTAACTTGCTACAACCAAGACCAGCTGATCAAGAAGAAAATTGGTATGACTGGAATGTAAGTAATTGGGGAACTAAGTGGGATGCTAGTGTTCATGATTGGGGTCGTGATGATGATAATGAAATTTGGATTTCATTTGATTCCGCATGGTCACCACCAACAACATTATATGAATTCTTACTAGAATCTGGTTGGGATGTCAGTGCATATTACCATGAGGGTGGTGTGGGATATTGTGGTAAATTCACAACAGAAGATGGTGATGAATGCTACGAGTATGATATGAGTGATAGATCTAGTATTGAAGAACTCCCTGAAGACATTGAAAATTACGCTGGTCTTTTAGACTACCACGATGAATGTGTAGCCAATGGAGACTTTGATGAAGCAAAAGTGGGTTGATGCATTTATGGATACAGCTGAGAGATTTGCTCAGCTATCCAGTGCGAAACGATTGAAGGTAGGTTCGGTAGTTGTAAAAGACAATCGTATCATCTCAATCGGATACAATGGTATGCCTGCTGGGTGGGACAACTCATGCGAAGAAGTCATTGAGGTTCATGAAGATGGTGGAGTTGTAACTAAGACAAAAGATGAGGTAATTCATGCTGAAGCAAATGCTATTCTCAAGTTGGCACGTGATGGTGAATCAGGCAATGGTTCCATTTTATTCTGTACTCATGCTCCTTGCGTACAATGTGCTAAATTAATCCACGGAGCAGGCATAAGTAAGATGTATTACCGAGATTCATACCGTGACGAACTTGGTATAGATTTTTTAAAGAAGTGTAATATTGAAGTTATTAAGATAAAGGAAATAGAAAATGAGTAAAAATTTAAAAGGTACAATTACCGAGCAATCTTTAAAAGATGCATTCGCTGGTGAATCAAAAGCTAATCGTCGCTATTTGTATTTTGCAAACATGGCTGATATTGCTGGTGCACAAGATGTTGCATCAGTATTCCGTCACACAGCTGAAGGTGAAACTGGTCATGCCCATGGTCACATGGAGTATTTGATCGCTGGTGGTAGTGGAGATCCAGAAACAGGTTTACCTGCAGGTGATGTGGTTCAAGCATTGGAAAGTGCCATTGCTGGTGAGACACACGAGTATACAGATATGTATCCAGGTATGGCTAAAGCTGCACGTGATGAAGGTTTTGACGAGATCGCCGATTGGTTCGAGACTTTAGCTAAGGCAGAACGTAGTCACGCTAACAAGTTTACCAAAACATTGGCAGCGTACAAAGCAGAACAAGCCTAAAATAGTTAATGACAACTACTAAACACGAGTGGTGGGCAACCCCAGTTTGGGAAATTGAAACTGGGTTTGACTCAACCTTTAATAATGAGTTATTGGTAGAAATTGAAAAGTGTAAACCACCAACAAATCCTTATATGTTTAACATATGGGATTATAATACACCAAATATAACTACACTAAAACAAAAGATACTTTCTGCTGCAAAAGAAAATGCATCACCTTATTTGGGACAGGCTTATACATTTAATCCAATAATGTCACGTGGTTGGGTTAATCGTCAGCATCCTGGAAATTCTCTTGCACTACATAATCATGGCGATGCGATGTTGGCTTGCACATATTACATAAAAACTCCAAATAATAGCGGAGACCTTCAGCTAGTAGATCCACGTGGTGGCGTTAATTGGGATTTAATTAGAGAAGGTAATGTTATGGGCATTAAATATAAACGCATAAAACCAACTGAAGGTAAGCTGGTTATGTTTCCTGCATTTTTAGTGCACATGGTAGAGCTAAATAAAAGTCAAACTACTAGGATTAGTTTGGCTACTAACATTTATACAGGGAATTAAAATGAAACAATGGGTTGATTATCAATTAAAAAATCAAGTGCGTAACTGGGACTGGGAAAAGCGAGTTTACAAAATAGAAAATGTATCTCCAGTTCTTGGCGAACACTTCGATCAAATCGTGAATGGTATTGAAGATGGTTCAATTCCAACCAAATTTGAAAACGTATTCTTTAATAAAGATTACATCGCAAGAACTGCAGCAAGCACCAATGGTGATGTCAGTGAAAACGATTTTAGAACTTGGTTGCTTGAGTACGCAGATTTAATGTCTGGTCATGGTCACAATTATACTACCAACTTTGGTCCACACACCGAAGAAATTAATAAGAAATTTGCTGAGTTTTATAAACTAAAACTAGAAACAGTTTCTGCTAGAATTCAAATTGAAAAACCTGGACAATACTTTGTCGTTCATATGGATCGCCAGCGTTATAAAAAATGGACTTTAGATGAAGAAGTTGTTTACGATAAAGTTCGTGATCAACATGCGCACGATATCTTTATTACATTCTTAACTGATCAACAGCTTGGTCAGAATTTTACTTTTGGATTGAATGCTATTAATTGGAAGAAGGGTGACACCTTTACTTTTGAACATCAAAGTATCCCACACTACACTTCCAATGTTGGATATCATCCAAACTATATACTTGTTGTAACTGGCGAAAAGATTTAAGGAAAAAAAATGAAAAAGTTTTTATTTATTGTATTGATGGGCATTTCTAGTATTGCATCTGCAACCCAGCAAGTTCCAAGTCTATGGGCATTTAACATTGCCAACACTCAAGGCACTTACTATCGTGCATTGCTTGAACAAGCAAATCAGAATCAAACAAAGTATCAATTCATCCCTGAGCATAAGCCAGGAGCAGGTGGTTCTATTGCTGCTGGGTATGTAAACAACAGCGATCGACTTACACTACTTGGTACTGCTGCAGCATTTTTTGTTCGCCCACATTTATACGATAATGCTGGTTATACCTTTGATCAATTCAAACCTGTATATCTTATTGCAAATAGTCCTGTGGCGTTGACATCAAAGAGTAAAGATTTAAAAACAATTTTAGCTCAAAAGAAAATTTCAATTGGCACTGCTGGTCCTGGATCTGGAACTCACCTTTATGCATTAAAGTTTAAGGCTCGCCACCCAAACAAAGACATATTAGTAGTTCCATACAAAAGCAGCACAGAAGCAATTCAAGATGTTCTTGGTGGTCACATTGACTTAGCGTATGAATTTCTTGGTGATGCTGAAGCCAAGGGTGTTAAAGTCTTGGGTACTACTGGCACAAAAAAGATTAAGAACTATCCATTGTTAAAAGATATGGGATATCCAGATAATGCACAACTTATTGGAATCTATCACATCTTAGTTAAGAAAGACGTTTCTGATGAAGTCGTTAGAGAACTACGAGAAATTTTCAATGAAGCAGAAAAGTCAGTAAGATTTCAAGAGTTGTATAAATCTGACTCGTCATTTAAACCTGTATTAAAAACTGATAAAGATTACACTGATTGGTACAATAATACTATCAAAACAAATAGATCTCTTATTACACCAGATATGAAACTAGACTAAGAACACATGAACGATTCTGATAAGATAAAAAACTGGATCAGAAGTAAAGATCCAGTTTTACAAATTACCCAATGTAAAGATATATTGGGTAAGATTTTTAATCCTCAATATAGATCAAACAATCCCGTGCACGCCACGGATATGTCAAAACCATTTCATTTTTTAATTGATATAAAAACCAATAGGATTATGCTGGCTACGCATAATTCCGAATTGATTAGAATACTATCAAGAATACCAAATACATTTCAAGTTTATAATATTACTGTTAGCCAAATACCTGGATGTAAAGACTGGAAGCTAAATGAACATTTTGATTTTGAGTATCCTTGGAATTCAAAATCACTAGACGTTCAATTCTTTATCAATGCTAGCGAACTTGCTGTAGAACCACTAACTTCTGATCAGATCTATTATTATTTTCTAATTCAACAAAAAGCTGTTTTGATAAGTGTAATATTAGCCATTCTTGAATCTATGAGATTGGATTGCAATGTTAGCGACAATACATATCAAGAATCAATATACCGAGAGAAGTATGAGCAAGCATTAAAAGTTATTGAGAATAATATTTTTCACGATTATGAAAATGAATATTATTATGTTACTGACTGGGCTTCTATTAAAGAATTAGATTTGGTTTCTGCAGCAAGAGATATTAAACTCAATCACGATTTACTACACCATAGACTGTCTAAGATAGAATATGCTAGACTTATGTTTATTGACAAGATACGTAAAGAAGAAACTCTAAGCAATTTACCTGTAATTCTAAAAGAGTTTAGAATGTTTAACTTTGGATATTTAAAATTATGAACAACATTATCGCATATAATAGTGTTTATTATTTTGATAGAGAGTTTAGTGAAATATACCCTCAGCTATCACATATGAACGATGTTAGATTGTTTGGTGGATTATTTTATCTTTATGCTAGAAATATGTCTATCAATGATAGAACAGAAACTATCCAGATACCATTGAAAACAACAGTGCTTGATTACTGTAGGTTGCCAAAATTTGAAGTTAAAGATATTGACTTCGAACTTATTTGTAATAATAGAGCAAGATTGTTAATGGATCAAGCTAAACAAGGCAACCGTAAAATAGCAATTATGTGGAGTGGTGGCGTAGACAGTACACTAATTGCTACATCATTATTGAAAACTTGTACTAAAGATGAGCTAAAAGAAAACTGCGTAGTATTACTTTCTCAAGATTCTATTATTGAGAATCCAGCTTTTTATGATAAGCATATACTACCAAACTTTGAACTGATGGCAGCAAATAACTTTGCTCACATAATGGGCAACGACAAATACTTATATGTAACAGGCGAAGGTAATGACCAATTATTTGCCAGCTTGTTTGTAATTGAAGCATTTAAGGTTTTTCATAAAGATCCTGAAAGTCCATATAAAGAAATTTCAGATAGTCTTATGATTCCATTCATACAACATAGAACTTCTTTTAATGAAAAAGATTCTACAAAGTTGTATAGAATCTTAGAGAAACTTTGTGTAGCATCCCCAGTTAAAATTCAAACTCCGTATCAATTTTTCTGGTGGTGTAATTTTGCATTGAAGTGGCAAAATGTATATGTTCGTTCTATGTTGTTTAGTCATCCAATAAATCGAAACAATATTAAACCTGAGATTAACTATACTACGTTTTTCCACAATGATGAGTTCCAGCAATGGACTATGAATACTGTAAACAAGCATGGTAGAATAGGTAAAGATGATACCAACCATTCTTATAAAGAAGTGTGTAAAGAGATCATATATGAATATGATGGTAACTTAGATTACAGAAAGAATAAAAATAAGTATGGTAGTTTCGGTAAAGTTATTATGAGTAAACACGCATCTAACTTTGTATTGGAAGATATATCGTTTTACAAGGATATTGATTTTATGGAAATGTATAACCCCATAAACGATTTCGTATAAATAGAGTTATGGCATACTCAGATAAAGTAATAGATCACTACGAAAACCCACGAAATGTGGGTTCTTTCTCCAAAGAAGAGGAAGGTGTAGGAACAGGCATGGTTGGCGCACCAGCGTGTGGCGACGTGATGAAACTTCAAATTAAGGTGGATGCAGATGGCATTATTAGAGATGCTCGTTTCAAGACATATGGCTGCGGTTCAGCAATCGCCAGTTCGTCGCTGGTTACAGAGTTGGTTAAGGGTATGCACATTGATGCTGCTAGTAGCATATCTAACTCTGAAATCGCACAAGAACTAGCCTTACCTCCAGTAAAGATTCACTGCTCAATCCTAGCAGAAGATGCCATCAAAGCAGCAGTTGCAGATTATAAAGCAAAGAATGATAACACTAACTGAGATTGCAGCAGCAAAGATTACATCTCATCTATCTAAAAGAAAAACTGGAATTGGAATTAGGTTAGGTGTTAGAACAACAGGGTGTTCTGGCTTGGCTTACATTTTAGAATACGCTGACAAGTTGGAAGATACAGATGTTGTTTATGAAGATCGTGGCATAAAATTGATTGTCGATCCAAAAAGTTTAGTATACCTAAGTGGAATGATAGTTGATTATGTACGAAATGGTCTGAACGAAGGATTTGAATTCAGTAACCCAAATGAACGTGACCGATGTGGTTGCGGAGAAAGTTTCAGGATATGATAACAATCACAGAAAACGCTACTGCTAAAATTACAGACTTGCTGGCTGAACACCAAGAACCATACATGCGCATTTCAGTTAAGGGTGGTGGATGTTCAGGTTTCTCATACGCATTTGGTTTTGAGTCACTTAAAGATGAAAGTGACTTTGAACTCGGTACAGTTCTTGTAGATTCTATGAGCATGCAATACTTGCAGGGTGGTACTGTTGACTATACTGAGGACTTGATGGGTGCTGCATTTAAAGTGTCTAATCCAAACGCAACTTCTACTTGTGGTTGTGGCTCCAGCTTTGCAGCATAAAATACTTTACTTTAATTCAATAAAGGTGTATAATTCTTACGTGAACTCGAAAATGATATCCTTAGGTAATAAGCATCTACCACTACTAAGTGGTTGGGGATGTCCACACCCACAGTATACATTTGCGATTGAGTTAGATAGTGGGGTTCTGTAAATGTCTCAATATAACTAAGGAGAAACATATGTCAGTAGAAGAATATTGGAAATGGATTCACGATAACGTACAATAAAAATTTGCGACTGTGGTGAAATAGGTAGACACAAGAGACTTAAAATCTCTCGCTGCAGAGCGTACCAGTTCGATTCTGGTCAGTCGCACCAAATTTGTCTCGTTAGCTCAGTTGGATAGAGCAACAGCCTTCTAAGCTGTGGGTCAGGAGTTCGAATCTCTTACGAGACGCCAAGTTGTTGGGCTGATAGCTTAATGGTAAAGCGTTCGACTCATAATCGATTGAGTGAGAGTTCAATTCTCTCTCAGCCCACCACTACTTTAATTGGGAAAGGTTTTCTAGAGTTTGCGTATTCTTTTGCAAAAGGAACTGTTGAGCAACCATTTGTTTCGTCGCATTTGCCAGCGAATCGCTCGCATGTATTTGTAAGACAGTTAGTTAATTGCCTTACAGGTAATCCAGTTATAATGTTTATAACTTCTACTTTTGAAAGTATTTTATTTTGTTGATTCCAAACTCTTGCCTCATCTCTAATGAGTTCAGTAGAATCTACGTAATCAACAAAGAAATCTCTGGCATAAGTAACAGTTTTAAATATACCTAGTTTTGTATGAAGAACATAGTTGTCTTCTTCATCTCGTTCTCGAGTGACTTCTAATTTATGTTTAAAGAAATACTTTTTATTTTTAATCAGTAAGTTTTGCATTAATGTGTTCATTTCTTGAACATCACCAACGTCACGATGAAAAAGATCTTCTTTTGTGTTTATAAGTTTCATTGATAAAAGATACATATTTCTCCCAAGTAGTTTTATGTGGGTGTGCTGCTGAATGGTTAGGCGACGGATTGCAAATCCGTTTTATGCAGGTTCAAGTCCTGTCACCCACTCCAAAATAATATTTTACTTTAATTCACTTTTAAAGTATAATTGTATTTAGTTAGTTATTAATGCTCGGTTCGTCTATCGGTCTAGGACACTGCCCTTTCACGGCAGGAAGAGGGGTTCGATTCCCCTACCGAGTACCATGGAGATGTAGGAAAATTGGTAACCCCAGCTGACTGTAAATCAGCCACCTCTGGTATTGTTGGTTCAAGTCCAGCCATCTCCACCAAATCTCGTCGGTAGCAAACGTGATTGCTATAGCTTACTCAGTTTCATCGAGTCGGAGGTGGTCATCCGTAAAGCAGAGTGCCCAGTATTTTCCAGGAAAAATACATAAAAGGGAGTCCGAACCACTGGATAGAACTGTAACTATCAAGAGATCAAAACACAGTGACAGAGTGTGCAACTCAAGTAGGGGCGATGTGGAAGTTGTAGCCTACACCAAATTATAGCGGATTAGAGAAACGGTATCTCGGAAGTTTCATATGCTTCAGTTGTTGGTTCGATTCCAGCATCCGCAACCAAACATAAGTAGTAGTGAGCGCAAGTGGTGGAATGGTATACACGCTGGTCTTAGAAGCCAGTTCCGAAGGGATTGAGAGTTCGAGTCTCTCCTTGCGCACCAAATAACAATAACTGAAAGAGGTTAATCATGGCAACAAAAGGTGGTAATCAAAAAACTCGTAAAGCAGATCCAATGAAAACCAAGACTGGCAAAGATCGTCTTGGTCCATTAAATGTTGCACAGTTGACTGCATTAAAAGAAAGAACTTCTCATAAGAAAACAATTGCCAAGATTCAAAAAGAAATAGATCGTAAATCAAAGTAAAGAATATTCCGCAGTAGTTTAGTTTGCCCCAGTAGCTCATTTGGTAGAGCAACTGATTAGTAATCAGTAGGTGGGCGGTTCGAATCCGTCCTGGGGCACCAATATGTCTCGATGGTGTAATGGCAGCATAAGTGTCTCCAAAACACTTGGTTGGGGTTCGAGTCCCTATCGGGATGCCAAATATGCAGGTAAGCCTAAGGTGGGACGCCAGCCTTCCAAGCTGCGCTGAGTGGAGTTCGATTCTCCCTACCTGCTCCAATTTTTTAATGGAGTGTAATATGAAACGTATCGACATCGATGAAGTAAAACAATTCATCGAAGCACAGAGTCCCAGCACTAAGATCTATATCGGTGGTGACTCTGACAGATTTCTTATCGGAAAAGATTGGTACGCAGATTACACACTTGCCATTGTTGTTCATATTAATGGTAATAATGGATGTAAAATATTTGGCGAAGTTCATCGTGAGCGTGACTACGACCAGAGAAGAGATAAACCACGTATGCGTTTAATGAATGAAGTTTATAAGATTGCTGACTTGTATTTAAAATTACATGATGTATTAGAAGATCGTCAGGTAGAAGTACACCTAGATATTAACCCAAACGAAATGTATGGTTCGTCATGCGTTATCAATGAAGCAGTTGGATATATTCGTGGAATGTGCAACGTAATTCCAATGGTTAAACCAAATGCATTCGCTGCTAGTTACTGTGCAGATCGTATGAAACAAATTATGTCTGACCGTAAGGCAGCATAAATATATACATTGATAACTGAGGTGATATGAAAACATATAGTGTTGAAACTTACGATGACTTGATACCTGACGATCTTAGATGGAGAGTCTGGGAATATATTCAAAATCAAACATTTCATGCTACCCGCAAAGATGTGTCCTACCCAACTCCTGGACACATCATTCACTATAAACCTATCGATAACAAGAAAGAATATCTTGACGATAGCGTACCTTCAGTAAACAATCAATACATGCATCGTTGTGTCTTTGGCGATTCCGAAAATGAATTGTTGTTTAAACACAAAGTTATACACGAACTTTGGAAAACAATAAACAAGTCTACAGGTAACAAGTATGAGATAGCTGGAGACCAAGAAGGTATTGCAGATACTCCACCAAGATTGGCTCGTGTTTATTGTAATGCTCAACCAGAAGAAACTATTAAACGAAGTCATGGCATACATAGAGATACCATTGACCTAGATGAAACAAAACATTTCACATTAATGTATATTGCCAATCTACATTGGTATCCAACATGGATGGCAGAAAATGTTTTTTATTCAGAAGATGCTAGTACAAGTGATAATCAAATCTGGCAACGTGGTTACGGACAATCTCGAGGTTTCCCTGTTGGATGGCCATATAAAATAGTTTCTCCTGTTGCTGGACGTGTAATCATTTATGACGGAAGAGCATTGCATACTACAAAACCATGTGCCCCATGGGCTGACGAAATGCGTTATGCTGTAATTTTTAGAATTCGTGAAAAGGATTGATATGGAATCTATGGAACAAAAACCAATTACTTATGTAAAACATAATGATGAGGTTATTGATGAAGTACACAATCTCTGGCAAACTCCAGTAATTACTGCCAGACCATTTAGTGAAGACTTTATCTGTCAACTAGAAGAAGATGTAAAGTATCTGTTAAAACCTGGAGCACCTGCCACACTAAACAAAACTAATATCTGGGAATTGCCTGATCTACCTGATAGCTTTAGGGAAGTAGAGAAAAAGTTTATCGAACTAACAGACAAGTACTATCGTCCACTAACAGAAATGCCCTTACCACCACTGTACTGTTCAAAGGGTTACTTCAGAGATATTAAACAGAATAGTATATATCGTATTTCACCACATAAGCATGCTCAGACATTGGGTGTTGGTATAATCTATCTTACTGTGCCAAAACGCAATGCTGGTAATCTAGTTTTACTGGACCCTCGTGGTGGCGTTATGTGGCACAATCAATTCACGCCATTTAAACGTATTGCTGTTGAGCGTGGTTTGCTGGTTATTCATCCAGGATATCTCGTACACTTTGTGGAACCAACTGATTATGACAACGCTAGATATGATTATAGAAATGCATTGGTTTCTAATATTCACTGGAAGCACGCTGACTTTATTAAAGAACTTGAAAAGAATGAAGAATCCGTTTTTAAAATGGGGAGCATAGAAGTATGATAAAGGTTAATATACCTCCTAGAAAAAAATCAAATCCTGGGGATACTGTAGAAACAGAATTTCTTTTTAAAATTTTGCCAGATTTACCACATCCACCTGAAGAGTTATTGCGTCAAAACTTAGCCACAAATAAACACAATAACATACCACAAATTCCGCACTTTGATGGATTCAAACGGGAAGATGGACAAACTGTTTCTCCAGAAATCAAAGCGTGGTTGTGTCCAGATAATTTAGATAAATGGGTACAGGACAATATTGGTCCAACCAATCGTGGATTGATATATCGTAAAGTCTTGATTCAAGATGATAAGAAATTTTACCCACCACATATAGATGTAAATCGTAAATTTGTTATGCTCTATAATTTGGTGGATTCGGGTGGTGAGTTTTGTTACTGGCAAGAAAAGAACTTGCCTGTTATAAGAAGTATGCTAACTCGTGCTATGTGTTTTGATTATTCACAATTAACATTGATTGAGAAGTTTGTTCCACCAGTTAGAACTTGGTACCTAACTAATGTTCAAGCATTACACAGTGTTGAGAACTTATCTGCAGTTAGAGAGAATATTCAGTTTAATCTTGAGCCATGGGATCCGTTGGTAGTTGAACATTTAAAACCTATTAATAGAAATGTTTGAGCAGTTTATTGAATCCGATGTTAGGAAGACTAGATTACATTTACCTGTAAATGAAGAGTCTGTTAGTAAAAAACTAACTGCCATGCTACCCAGCGATATAATTGATAATGCTACTATTTTAGATTTAGGATGTGCAACAGGTTCAGCTGGACATTGGTGCAATTTAAACAAATGTAAAAGTTATACTGGTGTAGAATTACAAGATAATTATTATAGAACAGCAAAACAGCTTTTACCAGATTCAGAAATCGTACAGAGTGATGTAATTGAGTTTTTAAAAACCACAGATAGAAATTGGGAAGTTGTAATTGCCGCTGGTTTATTGCATGGTGTGTTCAATCCATTTGAAATCATTTCATTGATAGACAAAGTAGCTACTGATTATATTATCATTGAAAATAATGAAACAGTTGAAGGTAAAATTCCAAGCATTCATTTCCGCAAAACCAATATGGTTAATGATACCGATATGAATAATCCCTACTATGGATATGCTACTTATATTGGTAGTTCTGCTCTTGAGTTTATTATGAATGAATATGGTTGGGTGGGTACTAGAGTTTATCCTGAAGAACTAATTAATGGAATAGATCCATATCACCACAAAACAGTTTTTGATCCTAGTATTCCTGAACACGTACATAGATACATATACATCTTTCAAAGATCTAATACCATAAAGCAATCACTTGAGCATTTAGTAAGGAATTCAAATGTGGAAGTTTGATAAGGAAGTTGCTGATAGATTTGAAACTGAGGCTATAAACAATATTCCAGATTACCATCGTGTAATTGATATGTGTGTAGATATAGCCAAGCAAAAAAGGTTTTCTAGCGAAATAAATGTAGTTGACGTTGGCAGTGCACTTGGATTCACTGTTGATAGATTTATCAATGCTGATTATCCTTACACATATGGTGTTGAGTCCAGTGCAGATATGATTGAAAAATCTTTACATAAAGATAAAATTTTTATGTCAAACACATTCCCAGTTATGCCAGTTGAATTTGTAATGGCTAATTGGACTCTGCACTTTGTAAAAGAACGCAAACAGTATATACAAGACATATACAATAATATGACTGGTGGTGTGTTTATACTATCAGAAAAAACTACACAGACCAAAGAAGTGAAAGAGTTGTACTATAACTTCAAGATAGCTAATGGTGTCTCTGAAGAATACATAGCAAAGAAAGAACAGCTACTACAGGGATTTATGGATTTGTACCCAGTAGATTGGTACATACAAACCTTAACTGACGTAGGGTTTAAAAACATACAGATTATAAATGCAAGATACGGATTTGTAACTTTCTATTGTGAGAAATAATGAGATATCATTGTCTAAAAGAATTTGCAAATATACCATTTCATGTGGTTGAAGAAGCTAAACGTGCCACATATGAAATGGGTAGATACCCAAATGTACTAAAAGCTGGATCATCATTTAATCACAGTTCAATTATGAAATCACTGCGTAAACAATTTGGTGATAATGTTGGTGGTATATACATAAAAAATAATCCTTGGTCATTTTATGACTGGCACATCGATATGAATAGACAATGTTCTATAAATTGGTTATTAAAAACCAATTCAAATGCACTGACATTACATCGAGAGAAAACTGAACCCGAAAGATTAAACTCTATAATATATAACATATTTCCAGTCGAATACGTTTTATATAAACCAACTATTATGGACACTACAGTAGAACACTGCGTAATCAATTCTTCAGATGAAGAACGAATCATATTCAGCGTTAGTTTAGATGTTCCTTTTAATGATGTGAAAGGATTCCTCAGTGTGGTTTAACAATCATCTAAAAGAAGCTGCACTTTACTCCAGAACTAAGACTGGCGTAAAGTTTTATTTCATTCATATGATATGGGCAATACACTTGGCTAGTTTACTATTTGTGTGGTCATTACTTATGATAGTACATGCCATTGTACCGCAGTTAGTTGGGTTTGTAGTTATAGATAAAATGATAAACTTACTAAAAAATCTTAAAACAAAACATCCTGATGATCCTATACTATCTAAAATAAAATTTGATGAGTAGATACGAAATAACTAGAGTTGGCTTACCAATTACACGTGCCACGGTAACTGATGAGTTTTTAGATATAATTACAGAACTTAAAAGCAATCCAAAATCTATTGCAATAACAGTTAGTGATGATTCTAAAAACGCACCAGAAGGTTATCGCATACTGGAACAAAACGGTATAACCTACACTAACATTGATGTTTGGGAATCTGATAGAGATCCAGTTAAGGCAACTCTAAAGTTACTAAGTACGTTAAAGCAAATGCACAGTGAGTTGTTGTTTGACCATGTTATGTTATTTACACCTGGAAATCCATATATTGATGATGCAATTACCAAAGTGTTATTGTCTGCGTATGACGATATAAAAGTTGTTACAACAAAAAGTGCCGCAGAAATTAGCAGTGATGTTATTATAGAACTAACCAATCGTAATACTATAATCCGAAATTATTACGACGACTTTGTGTTGATGTTAAATCCAACCATAGATAGATCTCGGGTGAATATTTTTAGTTGTTTACAAAATCTATATAATGTAGATTTACGCACAGTGATAACTACCTTACAACCTACCAAGGTAATAACGGTAACCATAGGTGCAGAAACTATTACGAAGCAGTATACGTATGAAGAGATCCTAGAATGTAGTGACACACTATCCAGCAGCGATACTACGTATACATTTGGGTTTATATTTGACTAAGGAGAAATTATGACAGAACCACTATCATTTAAAGAGCAATGGGAAGCAAAGAAGCTACTCAAGAAGTCAAAGAAGAAAGCACGCAATAATGCCATGAAGGAACACGGCATGACCAAAAGCGAAGCTACCTCGGCAGTTAAAAAAGCAGTAGGTCGCATTGCTTCAAACAAACCAACCACACGTTCAGCTGGTAGAGGTCGATAATGCGTTTATTTGTTATGGTGGTATCGCTGCTATTAAGCACAGTAGTTACAGCCCAAGAAACTGTGCGTATCTATAGTCCGTACTCAGCAACGCATTCTGGTACGCCAGCAATGTACCGTATTATTGAAGAAGCCAATAAGTCTCAGAACATCTATAAGTTTATTCTTGAGTTCAAACCAGGTGGTAACCAGATTATTGCTCTGAAAGCCATGGACGAAAACAGTCTAGGTATTATTGCACCTGCATTCGTTGAGAACGTAAACAAAGGTGCTATCAAAGAAGAATACATTCCCATTCATACCATCGGTGACGCATGCTGGGTAGTTATTACCAATGGTTCAATTAAGGGCATCAAGGAACTAACAGTTGGTGGTGTGGGTTTTGGTAACTCGGCTCACCTAACTGGTTTATCCATGGGTGAAAAGTACGGATTTGCAGTTCGATATATTGTTTTTAAATCCAACAACGATGCTCTGGTAAATATGGCAGGCAATAATGGCGTAACTATGGTTGTTGATCGTTGGGAAGCATATGAAGCAATGAAAACCAAGAATCCAAATCTAGAAGCATTCGCAGCATCTTGTCCAACCAGATTACCCCAAGCACCAAAGTTAAAGACACTGGCAGAAATGGGAATCCGTGCACCATACGTATTTAACATTACAGTTGCACCAAAGTCAATGGATTTTGTAAAGCGTAGAGTTATTGGCATTATACTAAACGATGCTCAGAACAAAGTTGGAGCAGATGAGATATTCAAGATCTCAGGTATGAAGATACCAAAAGAATCTCCTGAGCAATTCTATACAAAATCAATTAATACGGTACGCACGCTACAAGATAAGTATCGTAAAGAAATCGAGGAAGCCAGTCGATGAGATGTTGTAATGATAACTGCCGTCAGGGAAGAGATTGCCCAGTTCGTAGGTATAACGAAAGGTATCTAGACCTGTTCCGATGGCTACGATCCCTATTCCGTAAATAACCCTACTTTTAGTAGGGTTTTTTCATAAATCGCTTGCCTTTAATTGCAAAAAGACCTATAATAGTCTTATGATGAATGAAAAGGAAATAAAAATGTTTGAAACTTGTGTGAGTCAGTTGGTTAAGATGCATCTTGGCAATGAGTACCATCGTACCGAGTGGTGCAATGGTACGCTGTTTGTTGAGTGTACCATCGCTGAAGCTGTCTCGGTGGAAACGATGTTGTTGAAGCGTAAAATCGGTGGCATCATTATGTCTCGTGTTGGAAATGAAACGGCATACGACTTTGTTTAATACTGTACTGGAATGGTTGGCAACGATCGTAACTATCGGTGCCGCAATCGCAACTGCCCAGTCAATGGATCCTCTAAACATCTATCTGTTTAATCTTGGTTCAATCTTGTGGTTGATCTGGGCAATACGAATCAAGAAACCCTCACTGATAGTTGTCAACGTTGGATTGCTGTTGGTTTATTTTTACGGAGTAGTGGTAAGGATATAAATAGTGGTATGCTTAAAACATACCGCACCATCTTCATCTCCGATGTTCATCTTGGTACTCGTGACTGTAAAGCAGACGCACTGAATAACTTTCTGAAGCACAATACCTGTGATACTCTCTACCTCGTTGGAGATATCATTGATGCTTGGAAAATCAAACAAAACAAGTGGAGATGGAAACAGAGCCACACCAACGTAGTTCGTCGTGTTCTAGGACATGCAAAGCGAGATACGAGAGTGGTTTATGTTGCAGGGAATCACGATGAGTTTTTAAGACCAATGATACCCTATGGATTTTCCTTTGGTCTGGTTGAGATAAAAAATCAAACCGAACACATTGGTGCCGATGGCAAACGATATCTCGTGACTCATGGCGATCTGTTTGATGGAATTACTCGACTGGCTCCATGGTTGGCATTTCTTGGTGATAAGTTATACGATCTAGTCCTAGACTGGAACTCTCGTTTTAATTGGGTTCGTCATAAGCTGGGTTTTGGATACTGGTCGCTGAGTAAATACCTAAAGAATAGAGTGAAGAAGGCATCGGACTTTATGTTTCAGTTCGAAAGAAATCTGGCAACATATTGCAAGAAACGTGGTTATGATGGTGTGATCTGCGGACATATACACCATGCGGAGATAAAAGAAATCGATGGTGTGGTATACATGAACGATGGCGACTGGGTTGAGTCAATGACTGCTCTGGTTGAACATCACGATGGTCGTTGGGAAATTATAACATGGACGAAAACAAGTGATAAAAATATTGATAGTGACGGACAATCTACCAGACCAGATTAATGGTGTTGTTACCACGTTCAAAAATCTGGAAGATTACGCTACTCGTGATGGGTATAGCATTGTTTATCTTGATCCCAGGAAGTTCCCTTATTTTAATGCTGTGGGCTATCCTGAAGTTAAGATCTCACTCCCCATTGGTATTGGTAAAAAGATTGAAGCGATACATGCGGATCATATTCACATCGCCACAGAAGGTCCAATAGGTCTAGCTGCTAGACTGTATCTGGATCGAAAAAAGATACGCTACAACACTAGCTATCATACAAAATTCCCTGAGTTCCTGAAGCAAATCTATGGCATTCCAACGTCATGGACGTATGCCTATGTTCGCTGGTTTCATAAGCACTCTGGAATAGTTCTTACCACCACAAAGACCATGGTCAACGATCTAAGAGACAATGGATTTGATGGTAATATTATTCCTTGGACTCGTGGTGTCAATCGTGCCAATCTACAACCGAATCAACATCGCATTGAAAGTGACATTCCAAGAGTTCTCTACGTTGGTCGTGTATCAAGAGAAAAGAATCTGGATGCTCTTTGTAGACTTACAGACTATCATATACGTATTGTTGGTGATGGTCCAGATCGTACCAGACTAGAGAAAATGTATCCTCACGTGAAGTTTCTTGGATATAAGTCTGGATCCGATCTAGCCAATGAGTACCATAATAGTGATGTTTTTGCATTTCCAAGTAAGACTGATACCTTTGGAATTGTCATTATTGAAGCACTATCTCTTGGCACTCCAGTTGCTGCGTATCCAGTTCCTGGACCAATAGATATACTTACCCCCAATAGTGGCGTAATGGACGATGAGTTAAAGATTGCAATAGATCGAGCACTACTATTAAATAGAGCGACAGTCCAACAAGAATCAACTCGATGGACGTGGCTAGAATGTTGGAATATATTTAAAAGGAATCTGGTATGAACACGCAAATCGGAGACAATCTATTCTCAGCGGAAGAGATCCACTCGGACAAAGGATATACCCTATCCACTCACGAGAAACAAGCCCAATTTGCCAAGAAACGAGATGATTCTCTGGAAGAATACCGTAAGCAAGCCCAAGAACTATGGAATGATTCCTGCACATCCCAAAGAAAACCAAAGGAAGAGAAGTGCCCTTGGGATAATTGGAAAGCAAGTAGAGATATTGTATGAATAACCAAAAGGAAGAAAAATGCTAAGAGATCGTAAATTACTGGTAGAAACAGAAATCACCAAACTAACTGATACAGCTGCACATATGTATCTAGATGCTATGGTATCCGTAAGTACCCTAAACCCAGAGTATCATGACATCCGAGAAAGAATTACGGATCTACAACATGAGCGTAAGATGATTCAGCTACTACTGGACAAAGGTCATCAATGAAACCTAAAATAGTGGCAATATTACTGGCAATACCTCTATTGGTATACGCTCAGTCAATTATCATAGAAAAACCCCTACAGTGTCTTCCAACAGACCAAGTACTAAGAGAATTAACTAGAGAATATGCAGAGCAGATCGTATGGCATGGTGTAGGAGTGGATCAAGAATTACGTAGATATGGTCTCTGGGTAAACGAAAGTAGCAAGACTTGGACACTGGTACAGTTTGATGAAACAATAGCTTGTATACTGGGAGCAGGTAGTACAAGTACTGAGGTATTCTACGGTCCAAAGATATGATCCTATAACAGAAATGATACACTATTACTTACTTTCCGCAATACTTGAAATCCTTGGATGCCTGTTATTCCTAAGAGGAAACTACGCTATATCAATCCCAGTGTTAATACTATTTGCTTGGAGTTTAACCTTACAACCGTATGAGCCAGCCAAGGCATATGTAATCTACGGTGGAATCTATATCTTATGCTCTGCTATATTTGCAACTATAAGTGGAACGATACTAAGTCCAAGAGATATTGCAGGGATATCACTACTATTAATTGGTGTGCTACTAATGCTATAAACAGGCATCATCGCAGTAGTCTAAAAACACACTTTGTCTTTATACGCCCATCTTTACACACATAATGCCAGAAAAACGCCAACGAAAATATCCTGCCAAGAAATGCCCCACGTGTTCTGCTGTATTCTCCAAGCAAGGCAAGTACTGTTCTAGGGCATGCGGCAACTCTCGTACCTTTACGCCAACGTACAAGGCAAAGGTCTCTAATAGCATCAAGCAAAAGATGATAGATGATCCTGAGTTTCGAGAAGCAGCCATTGCCAAGATCCTTCCTGATATACCCATCCCACCCCAAGTAGAAGCACCTATCGGTCTCAACCAGTTCGTCTCGGATGGTGACCTATGGACCGAGATAGACTAGATTTGCAAGAAAATAAACTTGCCTTTTACTTGCCGTAGAGGTAAACTAACTGTGTTAGGGTTGATCGGTAGTAATCCCTCCAGTAGTTGAGGGTTATTTTCCCTTTCTAAATCAATGACTTACGAGTGTGCAAGAAATCGCTTTACGTTAATTCGTTTTCGTCGTATAATTCTCTTATGATGAATAAAAACGTGAAAGAAAACTCTGTGAAATCCAATATCTCTTTTGACTCTGCTTCTGGTAAATTTGTTGGTACTGTAAACGGTAAAGTTGTGGTTCGTTCCAAGTATGAATCCGCTGTTAAGGATCGTATCTCCGAACTGTCTGGTTCTATCGCTATCGCCCAAACAGCCCTTGACGAAAAGAACGAAAAGTACGGTATCAATGAGCGATTTGGTTTCGTTGAGAAATTAGTGACTATGGTTGCCAATGGTGTTCAGCCCTCAGCTGTGATTACTGGTGAAGGTGGATTGGGTAAGACTTATACTGTTACCAAAACTCTTGAAGCCAATGGTCTCAAGGATATCTCTGATCTTGCTGACTTTCAAGTTGGTAGTATCATTAACACTCGCAAGTGTTTTACCTTTGTTAAGGGGTATTCTACTGCAAAGGGTCTCTATCGTACACTCTTTGAGAATCAGAAAAGCACCATTGTGTTTGATGACTGTGATGCTGTTCTTAAAGATCCAGTTGCTCTTAACATTCTTAAGTCGGCTCTTGATTCTTACGGTAAGCGTATCATTAGCTGGAATGCTGATATGCGTGATGATGATCTCCCACGTAGCTTTAACTTTGAAGGTCGGGTCATCTTTATCTCTAATATGCCTCAGGACAAGATTGATCAAGCGATTCGTTCACGTAGTATGATGATTGATCTCTCTATGAGTCTGACACAAAAGATTGATCGTATGGAACACATTGCTCTGTCCGCCGAGTTCCTGCCTGAGTATGATGCTGAGATCAAGAAGGATGCTCTCGGCTTGATTCGTGAGATCAAAGATGACTGCAAAGAAATCTCTCTGCGTACACTTATCTCTGTTGCCAAGGTTCGTGCCAGTAACAAAGACTGGAAAGATCTGGCTACTTATATGTTGACTGCGTAATAAAGAAGTCTTAATGGAGGGATATCCGTGGCAAGACTTTAAACTAGCCAAAACAGCAGTCTACATCTACAGGTCGTTGCGTCCTTTGACTGAGAGACTATAAAGAAAGAGTCATAAACTGATGCAGTCTATTTTTGCTTGTTACAGACTATAAAGAAAAACAAGCACTAATTTGAACACAGTAGATAGCCTAGAGCAATTGGTGTACTGGGCAGAGCTAGATGAGATTAGCTGTGTGTCCGATGCTGCTAGGATTCTTAAGGGGTATCGCTTAGGGGGTCAGGTTTAAAACGATGACTTTAGAGCACGGGTCCCCTTTCTTGGTTTATTGGGGTATGGTATTATCCCCCATCATATAATATCATCCCTAAGAAAAAGTTAATGACTTTGATTTCGTTTCTCGGTGAAAAATCGCCCGTATATTTTTTTGTGAAAAAGGTTCGATAGATATGATTGCATTCTACATTGTCATTGGGTTTCTCTTGGCACAACTTATTGTTGGTTTGATTATCACTCTCTGTATTCGTAAGTGGGGTATCTATGTCTCTTGAAAAGGTTGCTAATATGAATGAGTATTATAGGTATCTAGATAAACTCCGTAAGAGTGGCGTTATTAATATGATGGGAGCGAGTGTGTATCTTCAGCGGGATTTTGGTCTCTCTAGGGTAGAAGCTAGGACTGTACTAAAATCGTGGATGGAACAATATAGGAGTTGTTATGAATAAATTGAATGAACATCTAGGAGGATTGGTTATTCCTCACGAGGTGGCAGATGGCATTGTTCTTGCAGTAATGAGAGATCAGCTGGATTATCTGTTACGAGAACAGCGTTGGTTTGAATGTCCAGACGCAGATCGCTTCGCTCTGGAAGGAGAGTATGGATATAGAATGTGGGTGCATCCTGATGACTATGCAAAGAATCGAGATGAACTAATCCCAGCCATTAGGATAGTGATAGCTTACTTTGGAGGTCAGCATGAGTGATGCAGATCTATGGATTGTTGCGTACTACCTATTGGGATTATTCTTACTTGCTTCCGCTGTGGGAGTAATTCTCAATAGATTGGTGCGTTCTTTGTTTTGACTTTTATTAAGATTGCGAGTATAATTAATAGTATGAGTACACTTAAAGAACAATTTGAAAAGCGAGATGCTGACAAACCACTAGCAAAGTGGGTATACGGAGATCGTGTATCTGGCAAGGTCGGTGGAATTCCTGTAATTGGATCTGTTATCCGAGAAGATTATAATGAGAGTGGGATAGTCTTGTGTCATCTGGATCTACCCATTAATGTTAATGGTGAGTATGTGCACGTGGTAAAAGTCCCTGCTAAGGGTATGAAACGATTAAAGGTGATAGAATGAACAACAATCAACTAATCCAGATCTCCGCTGAGATTGATAACTTTTTAATTAAGCTGGCAACTGAGAATGAAGTTCCTGCTCTTAATTTAACAGCTGTAGTTCTTGCACGTCTTGCAATTATGTGCGATGATCTAGAATGCCGTGATGATATGAATAAACTTTTAACAACTGTGGCTACTGTTAATAAACAAGTACCCCATGCAACTTTACAGTGAGAATTAAATGAAAATCGCAATTTGCTCAGACGTGCATTTAGAGTTTGGACAACTACACTTGGAGAATACTCAAGATGCTGAAGTACTTATTTTATCTGGTGATATTTGTACTGCTTGCGATATTCGTGTTACCGATAGCATTCTTTCTAGTGCTAAAACTGATCGCTATCTTGAGTTTTTTACTGCTTGCTCTCGGAACTTCCCTCATGTTGTTTATGTTATGGGTAATCACGAGCACTATCATGGTGACTATGCTACTTCTGCAGGCATTCTAAAAGATGCACTAAAGCATCTACCAAATATTCATGTTCTAGACAAAGAAGTATTCACTCTTGGAGATTATGTATTTCTGGGTGGCACTCTTTGGACTGATATGAATAATGAAGATGAGATGACCATGAATCATGTTCAGCGTCGTATGAATGACTTTCAAATCTGTGAGAACAGTAATGAGATGGTCAACTACAGAGTGTGGGATACAAAGGAAGATGACACCAAGACTGTAAAGTTTAAGACTCGTCCTGCAACCCTTTCTCCACGACATGTGATTGAAGACCACAAAGCGATGCTGAAGTTTATTGAGACTAATTACAATATGACTCCTCCATGGATGACAACCATTGTAGTTGGGCATCACGCACCAAGTAAGGGTTCTGAGCATCCTCGTTACAAGCACGATAAACTGATGAATGGTGCATACAATTCTCGTTTGGATCAATTCATTATGGATCGTCCAGGAATCAAACTGTGGACTCATGGTCATACTCATGAAGATTTTGACTACATGATTAAGGGATGCCGTGTTGTTTGCAATCCACGTGGTTACATTAACTATGAAGATCGTGCAGATCGTTTTCAACTAAAGGTGGTGGAAGTATGAGTAAAACTAATTGGACTATTGAAGTACAAGAGGATCCCGAAACTGGAGATAAGATCTTGGAATTCCCAGACGATCTTATGGAAAGTGCAGGCTGGAAAGAGGGAGATGTCCTTGAGTGGATTGATAACAAAAATGGTAGCTGGACGTTAAGGAAAAAAGATGATAACACAGAACAAGATGCAACAAGCAGTTGAGGATATCCAAAACAAAATCTGCCCAAACGAGATGGAAGAAGCAGTTGTATTTTTGTTTACGGAAATCACCAAACTAAAACACGAGAATGAAAATTTAAGAGAAACTATTAAACAATTGAACTGGTCACTACAGGAGCACGACTAATGCCTAAATTTACTTTTATTTGCGAAGATGATCCAATGCCTTTTAGCGAAGGTATTGTAACAAAGCGTACTATTGAGTTCGATGCAGTAGCACTCAATGACGTTGTGTCAGAATTTGAATTATTCTTACGTGGAGCAGGATTTAATCCACCTGGTATTCTAGATTTTGTTACAGAAGATGAATATTATGGTACTGGTCCAGAGTGGAACACTGAAGAGTGGGATACTCCACAAGATAATCTTCCAGATTTTCCAATCACAGATGATAAATCTTCTTACTATTTTGATACGGAGCGTAACAAATGACTAAAGTTTTCACAGACGTAGCAGTTTTTCTCAAAGCATGTGGTCAAGATTGTCCAGTTACACCAAGTCCACAAAATGAATTGTCAAAATTATACTTAAAACTCATCCATGAAGAGTATGCAGAGTTTAAAGAAGCACTTTTAGATGACGATGATGTTGAACAACTTGATGCTTGCTTTGATATGATGTGGGTTATCATCGGATATATGAAATCTCGTGGTTGGGATTGTGAAAATTCGTGGGATGAGGGTGCTTTAAGCAATCTTGCAAAGATTGACAAAGTAACTAACAAGGTTATTCGTCGTGAAGATGGCAAAATCCTTAAACCAGAGGGTTGGAAACCACCTAATTTCACCAAATTCGTGAAATGACTTGACTTTAATGTGGTTTTGAGGTATAATATTATTATGATTACACTTTACTTAGACATGGATGGCGTGCTTTGCAACTTTGACAAAGCATATCATTCTTTACGCACTCATGCAGCCGACGGAAAACGATTTCGTGCAGCTGTAATGGACTTTCACATCTTTGAAGATCTGGAATTTATGCCAGACACACAAGAATTACTGACTTATGTCAGTAAACTTGAGCATATTCACATTGAAATTCTTACTTCAATGGGAACTTTTGATGTTCAACAAGGAAATGCAGCAAAATCACAAAAACAAAAATGGTTAGATAAGTGGAACATCCCTTACAAAGCGAATTTTGTGCGTTCAAAAGAAGAAAAATCTAAATTTGCACATGATCAAGCAATTTTAGTTGATGATTCTATTGGTTGTATCACACCATTTACTGCTAAAGGTGGTCACGGTATACTTCATACTAGATCTACTGACTCAATACAACAAATTCACGATACAATTCGTGGAATCATGGGGTTGAATGCCCTACGAGGTGCTTATGCTTGATATTTTTAGACCCACTTTAGAATGGATTCGTGATGACTGGTATTCTAGTAAGTTTCGTTTTATTGTTGAGTTGCTGGCTTGGGCTATTAGTATTGGTTGTTCAATTACTATGGCTGCAACAGTCCCTAACCCTCCGCTACTTGTTCTTTATCCTATCTGGATTACTGGTTGTGCTCTTTATGCTTGGGCTAGTTGGACTAGGAAATCATTTGGGATGCTGGCTAACTACTTGTTATTGGTAACTATTGATATTATTGGTTTAGTTCGGATGCTATGAATATATTTTATCTTCACGAAGATACTAAAGAATGCGCAAAACAACATCTTGACAAGCATGTGGTCAAGATGATTCTGGAATATGCACAACTTCTCTCAACTGCTCATCGTCTTCTTGACGGATATGAGTATGAGGGTAAGTCTATTTCTGGTCGAAAAGCCATGCGATGGAAATTAGCTGACCAGCGTGAAGATAATTTGTATATGGCTTCACATATGAACCATCCATCTGGTATCTGGTGTCGTCAGTCATTAGATAATTACTGGTGGTTATATAATTTGTGGCGAGATCTGATGCGAGAATATACATTTCGTTATGGTAAACATCACGTTGCTGAAAGATTGATTCCGTTTCTTTCCAACCCACCAACAAATATTCCCGCTGCGATTGCAGATCCAATGCCACAGTGCATGCCTGAACAATATAAAGTTCCTGGAGATTCTATTAGAGCGTATCATAATTATTATATCGGTGATAAACAAAGATTTGCTGTTTGGACAAATCGTGCAATCCCAGAATGGTATGCTACTGCATATCGAGAACAAAATCACAAAGCTATATACATTAAAGAACAAAATAAAGTTCGCTTTAAGATGATTCCCGCATAAATACTAATGTAAAGAGTTATAATGCCAACATACGAATTTAGAAATAAACAAACAGGTAATGTGACTGAACATATTATGCGCATCTCTGAACGAGAGCAATTTATTTTAGACAATCCACATTTAGAACAAACGATTACCATAGCTCCAGCTTTTGCAGGAGATCACGTATCTCTTAAAAGAGATACAGGCTTTAAAGAGGTATTACAAAAAATCAACGAGCGTAATCCGCACAACGATTTAAGTAAAACGTCTTCACAATTATAATAAAGGTAACCATGGCTCGAGTAACGGCAAAATCTAGACAACCAGATAATGTTCAAAGTGAAACTACCCCAAGAAAACCAACAGCAACAGGAACCCATCTTAAATTACGTTTAGACGATTTAAAAACCTTTGATCCACTAACAGATAATCAAAAGATATTCTTTGATGCATATAAACGTGGTGATTACTTTGTAGCATTGCACGGAGTTGCAGGTACTGGTAAAACATTTATTGCTCTGTATAAAGCAATTGAAGAAGTGATGGATAAATCAAATCCATTTAATAAAATTATTGTGGTACGTTCAGCAGTACAATCTCGTGAGATTGGTCATCTTCCAGGTGACGTGAACGAAAAGATGGAAATCTTCCAACAACCTTATCGTCAAATTTGCGAAACTCTTTTTGGTCGCAAAGATGCGTGGGATCGTTTAGAAGAACAAGGTCATATTAGTTTTATCTCTACATCTTTCATTCGTGGTATGTCATTTGATGACGCAATTATTATTGTTGATGAGATGCAGAACTTAACCTTTGAAGAAATTGACACAGTTATGACTCGTGTTGGTTATCGTTCAAAGATTATCTGGTGTGGCGATTACCGTCAGACCGACTTGAATAAAAAGAAAAACGACATGTCTGGAATCTTGAAATTCTTTGACATTGCTATGCATATGAGTTCATTCACTAAAGTTGAATTTACTCCTGATGATATTGTTCGTTCTTCTCTTGTTAAAGAATATATTTTAGCCAAACTTAAAATAGAAGATCAGGAAACAAAATGATTACAGCAGAACAATTTAAAAAGTTATTCCCAAGAGCACAAGACCATCAGGGATGGGCTAACTCTATGAATGAAGTTTTCCCAACGTATGATATTAATACACCTCATCGTGTTGCAGCATTTCTTGCTCAATGTGGTCATGAGTCTGGTGGTTGGACTACTTTTGAAGAAAACCTAAACTACTCTGCAAAGGGTTTGAATGGTATCTTTAAAAAGTATTTTCCCACACTTGAATCTGCTGTGCCATATGAACGTAAGCCAGAAATGATTGCCAATAAAGTTTATGGTGGTCGTATGGGTAATGGTCCAGAATCATCTGGTGATGGTTGGAAGTATCGTGGACGTGGTCCGATTCAGCTTACTGGTAAAGCAAACTATATGGCGTTTGCCAAAGAAATGTTTGATGACTGGGAAAATCTTTTTGAGAATCCAGATTGGGTTACTGCAGATCGTGACTTTGCTCTTATGTCTGCTATTTGGTTTTGGAATAAGAATGGTTTGAATCGCTACGCAGATCAAGGTGATATTAAAACTATGACTCGTATTATCAATGGTGGTTACATTGGTCTTGAAGATCGCATTCACCACTATGAGGAAGCAATTCACTTACTTACATAATGAAAACATTTATACATCATGATCTACCCAAACTTGAACGTGACACAAAATCTGATGGTACGAGATTATACAAAACCCCATCAGGTAAATCCTATCCCTCCGTTACGACAGTTACAGGATTGCACTCAGCAAAGGGGATCATGGAATGGCGAAACAGAGTCGGAGAAGCAGAAGCCAACCGAATCTCTGGAAGAGCCAGTGCGAGAGGCACAAGAATCCACCAACACTGCGAAGACTTTCTCCTTGGAGAACATGTTGAGCCAGATATGTTTGATGCAGAGATGTTCAACTCAATCAAACCCCTGCTTGACCAAGTCGACAACATTCACTGCTTGGAAGATGCGTTATATTCTGACCACTTACAAGTCGCTGGAACAGTGGACTGCATCGCAGAATTCCAAGGTAAACTTAGTGTTATAGATTTTAAAACATCAAGCAAACCAAAAGATCGTGATGATATTCATAACTACTTTATGCAGACTGCAGCTTATGCTGTTGCATTTGAAGAACTAACAGGTATTCCTATTGGCAGACTTGTAATCATTATGGCAGTAGACAATGATGATCCTCGTTGGTTTATTGAAAAGCGAGATAATTGGATTGGTGGATTTAAAAAGCTAAGATTAGACTATAAAAATAAATTTGCTATATAAATAACTATAAGGTATAATTAAGGTTATTGCTGTATGAAGCAAAGAGAAAGGTGTTCTGGACGAGGGTTCGATTCCCTCCACCTCCACCAGAAAGGATTTTATGGAAAACTTGATTTTGTTAGTATTAATTGTAGTGCTAAACGTATACTGGGTTTATAGTTTAGTTACTTATGATTGGAGTAATTTTGAAAAAGATCAAGAGCAAGCCAAGAAAGATTTTTTCTGATGGGGGTGACTAGGTTTCGACAGGGCAACAAGTAAACAAGTGGACAGCACGGGAATGTGAAACCCGTAGGATTGGGGAAACTCGGTCGCAGAAGCAAAAAACGTAAATGCAAACGACGCACAGTTCGCTTTAGCAGCCTAAACACTGCTTAGGGTTTCGATAGGTTTCCTCGTAACAGAATAACCTATCACTAATTCTAAAAGGATATTCAAATGAAGAAATTTTTAATTGCACTAAACTTAGTCATCTGGTCATTTGTTGGTTATCAAGTTACCGCATATGCAGCTGAACCAGCAAAGAAAGAAGTCCCTGCTGGGCAAAATGATAATTGCGTAAAGAAAGACAAGAATGGTAAGTGCCCACCTCTACCAAAGAGTGAAAAGCCAACACCTAAGAAAAAAGTAGAAGATAAGAAGTAAGCTAAATAGTATACACGAGGGTTGAGAGAACCCTACAAAACTCTCATTTTACACACAACACAGAAAGGTATTAAAATATGAGTAACATGACTCCGTTCGAGATTCGCCTTGAACTTTTAAAAATGGCGAAAGACATGCTTAACGATGAGTACTACGGTAAGCGTGAACAAATTAGCAACGACTGGCATATGAAAGTCGAATCTGCTAAATTAAATGGTGGCACAATTCCTGATCATCCAGGATTTCCTGCTATCCCATCCGAAACAGATATCATCACAAAGGCAACTGCCTTAAATGGTTTCGTTTCAAACATCCCTCTAGATACTAATAAGACTAGCAAAAAGTCCACCTGATAAGGGGTTGGGGTGCATTCGTGCACCCCTCTTACTAACAAGGAGATAACTATGCGAGTATATGCAAAAATACTCTTATCGATCGCATTAATAATATCAATTACTGTAATTGCAGTAAAACAAAATAATGATACTGATTTAAAAATCGCTTATACGGAATTAACTAAAGACGCTAAAAAACAAATTGATTGTCTTGCAGAAAACATTTATTATGAAGCAGGATGGGAACCACCAAGTGGTCAACTTGCAGTTGCTCTAGTCACATTGAATAGAGTCAATGATCCAAGATTCCCAAAAGACATTTGTGATGTTGTAAAACAAAAGAAACAAGGTACGTGTCAGTTCTCTTGGTTTTGTGAACCACCTAAACCAAAGAACCAAAATGTTTATATTAAAAATTTAGAAGTAGCGTTGTACGCATACGCTAATTATGAACGTATACAGGACTTGACCCAAGGTGCTATATACTATCACGCTGATTACGTGAACCCTCGCTGGAAGCTGGAAAAGACTACTAAAATTGGTAGACATATATTTTATAAGGATTATTAAATGATGCAAAAACTGAATCTGCAGTTAAAGGATGAGCAATCTGCACATTCATTCTTTATATTGATGGAAGATATTTCATTATCTACCTGCAAACAAGCCATTGAATGGATCCTTGAAGCAAACTTTTCTGAAGAGCGACCAGATATGTTAAACCTACTTGTGTGTTCTCCAGGTGGTGATTTAAATGCTGCATTTGCTCTAGTTGATACTATGCGTGGTTCAGCTATTCCAGTTCGCACGATTGGTCTTGGTCAAATTGCATCCGCAGGATTGTTAATTTTTATTAGTGGTGAAAAGGGTCAACGTATTCTTACTCCAAATACTTCAATTCTTTCGCATCAATATTCTTGGGGTGCTTTTGGTAAGGAGCATGAGTTGTTTGCTACTATTAGAGAGTTTGATTTAACAACCAAGCGTATGATTGCTCACTATAAAAAATGCAGTGGTCTTACAGAACAAAAAATTCGTGAAGTATTACTTCCACCGCAAGACGTTTGGTTGTCTGCGCCAGAAGCTAAAAAATTAGGATTGTGCGATGACGTTAAAGATCTTAAGTAATTATATTCGTTACTCTGGTATTTGGGTTACCTTTGGGTTAAACCCACTTCACTGGAGTTTTAAATTTGAATTCATGCATCCTGACGAGTTAAATCCAAAGATGCGTGGAATCTACTTTGTACTGGCATTTGTGTCAGTGCGTATTGTTATTGATGATGGTTCTTGGTAAGGAGAAAAGTATGGAACGCAAAGATATTATTGCATTAGTTTTTGGTGTAGTTTTAGTTGCTGTAACTGCTATTATTTGCATGACAGTTTACAGTCTGCAGAGAAATACAGCAATGAAGTCAAACATTGAATCTGCAATTGTAAAGGGAATTGATCCTATTGCTGTTCGTTGTGCTTATGGATCAAGCGATACTCTGTGTATCGTTTACGCATCTACCCACAACAAAGAGATCCCGAACTCTAAGAAGTAATCCGAATAACCCTCAGTTCTTGAGGGTTATTTTCCCCTTTAAAATCAATGACTTACGTGAGGGGTTTACTTTAATTCAATTTCAGCGTATAATAGTTATATGATGATTGAAAAGGAGTTGTTATGAAATATCGTGTGATTGTGAATGGTGTGTCTTTTTATACTACTGGTGCTGCAATTAAACGTGGCGTTGGTGATTCTGTGAGCGTGAATACAGTTGTCCGTGAGTTGTTTGAAAACTTGTTTAATGCAGTAGGTATCTCTTCAACTATGACTGTGTATGACCATAAGATGAATCGTGTTTCCTACGATGTTCAGATATCCAAAGTTTAACTTTACTTTAATTCAGTAATCAGGTATAATTATATTATGATGATTTTTACCACACCACAGCGTTCCAAAAAACGTAAGCCTACGGCAAAGCAACGGGAGTTGTCTAATTCTTGGAACGATATGTTAAAGAAGTATGCCACAAAGACTGTTGTGAAACCAAAGCAACAACTCAGTGACGTGTACTCACTTGGAAAACCTGCTTGTCGTGAGACACCTAAGATTCCAAGTCTTCCCTTCTCTGGTGGTTCATGCACCAAAAAAGATTCACCAGTGTATACAGGTACCAAGATCAAAGGTATCGGTACAATGCACAAGTCAAATGCAGTTCCTATTTTTTCTGATGAAGAAGCAGTGGACATTGCCACTATGAGGAGATAACATGAGCGAGTTCTGCGTAAAGTGTGCTGAGAAAGAATCTCAGATGGAAATTGTGATAAAGAAATACTATGATGAGATTGAAATTCTCAAGAAACGTATTGAGAAGTTGGAAAATGAAAATGATGCACTAATTTTAGATGTAGCATTTTATGGTGGTAATATGATCAACTTGTCTTGTGATAACAAATAGGAAATTTATAATGAATGCAGCATATCAACAACTTGTAACAGCCAGTGCAAATAATGATAGACAAACTATTAATGATGTCTATATTTCTTTGCTAAATCAAAAAATGAAGTTGGACAAATTCTTTAGTATGTTTCTTGATAAACTTGGCGACAAGATGGATCCTGATGAAACTGATACTCCAGTCTGGAAGTTATACCGTGAAAAGACTAAAGAGTATTCTGAGTTGGACAAAACAATTAAAATTGCCAACTATTACTTAAAGAAGAACTAATATGTTTAGAACATCAAATGAATTTTCTTTACACATTGAGCAGATAGTTAAAGAAAAACGCATATCCCATATGGATGCTGTGCTTGAATATTGTAAAGAAAACTTTCTTGAACCACAGGATATTGCTAAACTGGTAAACAAGTCTTTGAAAGAAAAGATTGCCATTAATATGCAGGATTCAAACCTAATGCCAAAGACAGCAAAACTTGATATTTAACTGAGAGAAACTTGTGGACGGATTTAAAGCCTACAAATATTACATTGCAATTAAGCTGCACTTTACAAAAGATAACTTTGATGTTTTTAAAAATCGTGGCAACGTAAAGGGTACTCGTGAAGCATTTAATGCTAGAAATGATCGTTATATGTTTGAGAGACTTGCAAGAAAGTATCCAGTTGATAAAGATTTGATTCAGTACTACGTTGCAAATTTTGCTTATGGTAATGATGCTGCTATCTATTCCTCTGAAGAAGCTGAAACTAATTTGTTGGAATGGAATCGCAGAAAGCAAAGTATTACAAAAATCTTTGCAGATGATTGTAACAAGATTCTTATGGATGCTTGCAAAAGTAAATACAAAGAAGACTCAATATTTAACTTGACGAATAAAGGATATTCAAGTATACTTAAATTATTCCTTGGTAATCAGATCTCTCTAGAAAGCCTAAGAATAATTGATGACTTGCATCCAGTGATTGATTCTTGGAAAGAAAATTCATCTATGGTTTTGTTATGGGAAAATGAAATTCGTAGGATTGAAAAGTCCAAAGGTTTCGTTAAATATGATAGTGATAAAGTAACAAAAGTTTTTAATAACTTCATTCAGGAAATAAAAGAGTTATAAGATGGGCAAGACATATCTTAAGAATCAAAAATCTTATGATGAGCAATCCAGTAGTCGTTCTGGAAAGCATGCTAATCATGCCAGTGGTAAAAAAACTGGTGGTATGAAAACGCTAAATAGTTATGTTGAAGAAGATTATGAAGATCCGTTCCAAGATGATTTTGGAATTGAAGATAGTATTTCTATTCAACATACAAAAGACGATACGACAAATACACCGTAATATTAATATAAAGGAAATACGATGGACATTCAAACACTCCGCAAAATGCGCAACTCTGACTTTGGTGCTATCTCTAGCGCATTCGACAAAGTCGCCAATCCCCAAACCCAAACCAAGTCATACGCTGACGATCGCTTCTGGAAACTAGAAGGCGACAAAGCTGGCAATGGTACAGCGACAATTCGTTTTCTGCCACGTGTAGAAGGTGATGAGTTGCCTTGGGTACGTATCTTTAGCCATGGTTTCCAAGGACCAACTGGTAAGTGGTACATTGAGAACTCACTAACTACTCTTGGTGAGAATGACCCTGTTGGTGAACTCAACACTCAACTGTGGAACTCTGGTTCTGATGCCAACAAGAAAATTGCTCAGGCTCAAAAGCGTAAGCTAAGTTTCATTGCTAACATTATGGTTATTAGTGATCCAAAGCATCCAGAGAATGAAGGTAAAGTATTCTTGTTTAAGTTTGGCAAGAAAATCTTTGATAAGATTATGGACAAAGCACGTCCAACCTTTGAAGATGAAAAACCAGTAAACGTATTTGACTTCTGGGAAGGTGCTAACTTCAAACTGCGTATGCGTAAGAAGGATGGTTACATTAACTATGATGAGTCAGCGTTCAGTGACCCAGCTGCTCTAGCCAATGGCGATGAAGAAGATATCCTACGTATTGCTAATTCTCAGCACAAGTTGGCTGAGTTTACTGATCGTAAGAACTTTAAATCTTATGATGATCTAAAGAAGAAACTTCAAGAAGTTCTTTCTGGTGATGCGTTCGCAAGCAAGTCTGCTGCGGAAATTGCTGAAGAGGAAGATCGTCCAGTTCGTGCCGCAGCTGAACCACGTTCAGTACCTGCACCTGCTGTAAAGGCATCGTCAGTTGTTGACGATAATGATGATGACGTAATGTCTTACTTTGAGAAGATTGCTAAGGAAGACTAAACAAATCCCATGCATGTACTAAGGGGAGCTTCGGCTCCCTTTTTTATTATGCAAATCTGGTACGTACGTATCGGTTCATAGTCTGTTCTTGATTACGAACAGGCAATTGAATAACTTGTTTAGTATTAGATATGTTTGTAGTTGGAGCATTAACTGCGGTATTGTTACCACCTGAACCACCACCAGCTGCAGTTCTAGCACTATCGTTTGCTGCAGATTGAGAAGAAACTGCATTGGCTGAACTCATGGCTAAGCCCATAGCTGCAATTTTATCAGTAGGTAAAGCAGCAATTGCTTTTATTTTGTCAGCATCTATGGAAGAGAATGCCTTTAAGCCGTTACCTAATTTCTCAACACCGATACCAGCTTTTTCAATATTAGCTCCACTTTCACCGAGAGCAATAATTTGATCCACTGGGGATTTCTGTCCAGAAACTTTTGATAGTAAACCACCAACTAAGTTACCTACGCCAGCAACGGCATTTGCTGCTCCAAACGTAGCCATACCAGCAGATACTGCCAACAGTCCAGCACCTACTTGTATTAAATTCATTCCGTCAATAGAAGCCAATCGTTCAATGGCGTCAGTTATAGAATTTACAATTGCCACAATTCCTTCAGCGATACCAGAAATAATCTTTTCTGCGGCATTACCAAATGCTTCAATACCAGGTGCTGCCATTTCAAGTGCTTTACCAATACCCATAACAGCCAACGTAACAGCACCAAGACCAATTAGAGTAGCTGGGTTAGCCAGTGCAGCTAGTCCTCTGGCCAATCCAAATAGTAATGCTTGAATTCCTGCGCCAGCACCTCTACCCAATCCAGCAAGACCACCACCAAGAGATTTAAGAGCAAGACCAATACCACCTAAAATTCCACCACCACTACCTTCGGCTGGTGCAACAGATTTGGCGGCATTGCCACTTGCAGTATTCTTTTCAATCTTTTCAAGAAGAGCAGTTTGTGCTTCATCTCTACGAGCAGATTCCATTTCTTCTTCAGAAACATTAACTGCATCATTCTGTTCTTTATTTGATAGCCCAGTACCAGCTGGAGCAGCTTTGCCAACTAAACTAGCACGTATATCTGTTTTGGCAAATGTATCAGATAAAGTTTCACGCTTTGAAATAAGACGCTTACCTTCTGGAGTAGCAGATAACTGTTTTTCAGTTAAACCAGTTTCTGATTTTAATTTTTCAATCTCACCTTCATTGGTTTTAATTTGTTTAGCAGCAATATTTCTTGCAGAAAAATCTTGACGTAACTCTTTGTCTGACTTCTCGCTACCAAGTTTTCTTTGTTGTTGAACAAACTCACGCTCAGCTATTTTCTTATTCAAGAAACCACCAACGTTGACTGCTTTAAGAGCAGTAGTCTTTAGTGCACTAACAGAACCAAACTTATCACCTAATCCTCTGCCCATGTTTCGAAATTTATCACCTAGCGTATCAAATGTCTTTACAGTTTTAGCAATATTACCAACAGCCTCAACCATTTCGTCACGAGCAATTTGAGCTTCTTTAATAGATTCGAGAGATTCTGCCGCACTCTTAGATACTTTTAAAGTTTCTTTTTGAACCTTAAGCATCTCTTCATTATCAATGGAAGAACTTTTTACAGCAGGAGTTATTCCTGCAAGTTGTTCTTCTCTATTCTGTTCCATAATCGTTTGCATGGAACGCAATGAAGATAAAGATTCTCGTTGAGCTTCTAGTAATGATTTAAAATCACTAGATGATACGTGAATATTGATAGGTGGTTTGGCCATCTTAGTTTACCTTACTTTCGTTGTGCATCTAATCTTTGTTTTTCTTCTTCTAGATATTTAACTAGCATAGCAACGTAAATCTCTCGCTCAAACGGTATCATACTTTCAAGTTCGGTCAGCGAGTATTTGTGGTACTGCATCAAAGCAAAATTCATTTTGTAATAATTATACAAAGTGTCATGACAAAGGTTTATTAAAAAAAACTTTGAAGACCCTCCAGGGTCTTCTTATGATGCTTTTTACATACAGGACAATCGTACTCAACATCTTGCTTTAATCTTGGCATAGTCTCAAAGAACTTTTGTACTTTGGCAAATTGCTCTGATGTTAAGTTGTTAATAAAATCTAATAGTTCTTGTTGAGTTTGCTCTTTAGCGTAAAACAACTCATCACCTTGATAGATGTAATCGATGCATTTAGCAATTATAGTAAACAGATCATCAAGGTTTTCTGTGTCTAAAACTTGTAACTGATTCAATACTTGTAAAGTAGGGTACTTCATAACAACACCTACATCTCCGAACAATGCAATGTTAGCTTGATGTTCTGGAGACTTTTCTACAGCAATCTTTGTGATATCAAAAGAGATTTGAACTCTGGCTTTTTCATCATCACACGTATCGCATGGAAAAATTAAATCAATAGTTTCACCAACTGACTTCGCACGTAGTTGAGTGAAGATATATTCTAGATCGAATGTAGCTAGATCATCTGGATTAATAGGCTCAACAACGCAAGACTTAATTACATCTTTAAGAGTGTTGATCATAGTCATAGGATCTTCACTCTGCTGAGCAATCATTAATGCTTTTTCTTCACGAACTAGAAATGGTCTATATTTGATTTCTTTTCCACTAGACGGAATGGTCAACGTATACGTTGGGGTATTACTCATTGGTAAAGCCATAGTCAATCTCCTTTAGTCATATTCTTTATAAGTTTATTCAATTCAGCAGTGCTACCTACAAAGATAGCATTATTGGTCACACTTTTAGATGAATCTTTTGGGCCATCTAATTTAGATTTCTGTTGGTGCAAATCTAATAACTGTTGGTTTATATCCGCCAACTGTTTCACCAAATTACCCACAACCTCAAATGCACGTGGGTGCTCAGATTGCTTGGCTACCTCAAGTGCATGCATTAGTGCTTCTTGTCCTTGAGATAAAAGATCGTGCAAATTGCCACGTGCTTTATCAAAGTCATTCTCAACCTTATCAGATGGCTTCTGGATTATTTCTCCAGTAGCAGCATCAATAATCTCAACTTCAGTTTTAGTTACCGTTGGGGTATCAAAAACTTCAGATAATTTATCATCAAGTTTCATTAGTCATTCCTAGTATTACGAACAGGTGGATCTTCCAAATTAGTATTTATCGGTTTAGCAATAGGTGTTGCAGGAATAATCCCTGCTATCTTTTCTTGACCACGTGACCAAGCAGCAATACCAAGTATAGCACCCATAGCCATATGAAACAAACCAGCACCTTTAAGTGTTAGCGGATCCCATTGGCTAGTTACTGTACCATTAGCCATTGCTTGTAGGATTGACCATGCCATTGGAAAAATAGCAAAGTCTAGAATACAAATGACCATGTACGTCCAACCCATGGCTGGACGCCATTTTTTATTCACCCAAGATTCTTGTTCTATCATTAATCGTTACGAGTGTTTCTATTCACTGGATCTCCAGGTTCTAGATAACTACCAGTCATTCCCATTGGCATCTGCGGCATTCCAGGCATTGGTGGACGAGCAGGCATGCTTACTCCACCAGCTGGTGTTGGTGAAGATGGTGGGCGAGTCCAACCAGCATTGGCAGCTTTTAGTGCTTCAGCTTGAGCAGCTTTATCATTACCAGCAAGCATAATACCAGACAGTGTACCTGTTAGGAATGTTGCGATAGGAATAATCAATTCAAAAAACTTTGAATCAATTGGTGAGATGGCATTAAGTGGTTGTGTCACAAAGATAATAGAGTATAAAACTACAAACACAATTCCAGTTAATGTTAGAGCTAGACAGATTCCAATAAAGAATCTCAGACGAGCCATTAGCTGATCTTCGGTATACATAAATTGATCATTCATTTGCACGATACTCCTGATGTTGGGGTAGATTGTTTAGGTTGTTCTGTAACTGGTCCGAGTCTTGGATCACGCTGACCTTTAAAAATATGTTCTGGGCAAGATCTTGTTATATCACATAGTGGCAATTTACAAATATCTTTATCCCAATTGGCTGGATCTTGACATGGATATCTGTAACGATCTCCACCAAAGAATGCCAGCACTAACGGCAATACTAATAATATTGCTAAGTATTTAAATAGTTTTTTGTCGTTCATTTTATCTTCCAGAAAATATAGAAGTAACACCAGTAGTTATATTCTGAGTTTCCCCAGTATTAACTTGCTGTTGAAATCCATTAAAGTCATTTGTGTATTCAGCTGGCACGCTTTGTGCTTGACTCATACCAGGAATGGGGTTTCCGTTGATAGTAGGCATTTGAAAGAATCTTGAAAACTGAGATTCCTTAACTTCTTTCGGTGTACTGTACGCAGTTGAACGCCAGTACTTGTAATTCATACTAACTTGAAGTTTCATTACTTCTTTTGTTTCGTACCCAAGAGATATTGGACTAATACTCTTTGGATAACATTCAGAAAGTTTAACTGAGTAGCGTTTTCTATCTTTTAAATCTTCAACTTCAATGTCTAAGTCTGTAATATAATTTTCATAATATTCAAATGTTCTTGTGTAGGGATTTTGAATAGAATCTAACCAACGATCAAAGAATAGTTTAACTTCCATATTGTTATCAACATAGAAAGTCATACTAATATTATCAAATGTTTTCTCAGAAGGCACTTCACGGATCTCTCCGTATTGTCTAATTTGATTGGTTATTAAGTTTTGACCAGGAAGTGAAATCTCTGAACAAAACAACAATAACTTTCTCATATTTGTAAACGATCCTACTGATTTTGGTGGGGTCATCATTACTGCGTATCTTGATGAACGCATTAACCCTTCAGTTTTAATCGTTGATATAAAATTTCTTAAGCCAGAATTCTTTTGTGCTGGCGGATTGAAAATAGCCATTTAACCCATCTTCCTTTTTGAATCTGTCCAAACTTGTTGGGTAGTTGCACCAACAAATCGTTCAACTGGCAATAACATAGCAGTTGCCCAGTCGTATGAGGGAACTTCTCTAAATGCAGATCTAACATGACTATCTAAATAATGTTTGACGCAAGGAATAGCTCCATTAAATCGTGATACACCATCAATTAGTGCCCAAGAATACTTAATTCTAGTGGCTTCATTTAGCTTATTATTGCTGGCGTACTGCATAAGTTTATCCAACAATCTAATACGTAATTGGTAAGGCAAATAGTGCATATTTAACCCAAGGAATCCACCTTGAACTTTTCTAAACGGAAATACCAAGGGAAATCTGTCGTAGTAAGGTAACTCGTTTTTAAGTTTAGGGTCATACAAAAACATATACAGCTTACCAGGCATAATGGTCATCTTTAGCTGCTGCGGATTACCCTTTAAGACTTTAGGTGGCGTTATTGATTGCTTAGACATAAGCAATGCTTGCTGACTGAACCAAGCACGAGACTTCTTGACTGCGTCGTCAAGGTTATACTTGTTTCGTTCGAATACGTCTTGGAGTGTAGGTGATTGTATAGCCATACTATTATTTAGGTTACTTTAACCCAAGTTCATGCTCAGTAATGATCTTAAATTCCCAATTCCTATCTTTAGCATATTCAGTGGCAGCTTTCCATTTGGCTTGATTCTTGATAAAGGTCATAGACTCGGTTAAATACCTTTGAGTTTGACGACCTGGATATACTGGAGGTTGGGTTTGGCTAAAGGGTTTTACTTCTACTAGGTAAGTTTTTAATATCCCATCCTTTTGCTTAACTTGTATTTGAAAATCCACGAAATAACGATGTATTCTATCATCGGTTGGGCATCTGTACGGAACAACTGTCTCTTCGGATATCCACTTGACAACTGCTGGGTTTTTATCACACCAAGAAGCGAATCTGGTCTCCCACGATGAACGCATAATTATGTTCGTTGGATCCCCAGTATACTTTTGTGGAAACAGTGGTTTGAATAATCTTTTGTGGTACATCGCCTAAATAATAGTAGTGTAATTGCTAATATTTAGGGTGCCCAATGCCAAACGCAGATAGAAACGCAGCAGAACAGGCTTTACAAGAAAGACTGAAAACCTCAACAAAATCATTCCAAGGTGGACCTCTAGAGAGAACCGCTTTTGGTGAGGGTAAATACGACATTAAACAACACTCGTATCCATCAAATTTGATGAGTTATGAGTATGGTGGTAACTACGTTATATTTTACATTAACGTGGCAGTCGAGTCAAAGTTATTCAACGATAAAACTATACAAACCGTAGCTGATGTTCCGCCACGTTTACGTAGCAATGGTTTAATTGCTCAAAACGAAAGGCTATTTGGTAATGGTAGTACTGTAGGAGATAAAGCAGCATTTGTTGGATTAAATGCAGCTGGACAAGTTATTGAAGGTGCAGTAGGTGGTGGATTATTGGCTGGTAGAAAAGGTGCTGTTGCTGGTGCATCTTTAAATGCAGCCCCAGCAGCAATTGGTATTGGTGCTGCAGCTACTCAAGCAGCATCTGTTACTCGTGCTCAGAAAAGATTAAAAACAGCAATCGCCTTACACGTACCAAATCAATTAAATATTCGATATGGTGTAAGTTACTCTGAAGAAGATACATTTGCATTTCAAGCAGCAGCTAGCGGTGCAGCAATTGCAAAGTTTTTAGCGAATGGTGGGAATTCTGGACAAGCAGCTAATGATACTGCAGCTATTGCGGCAGCCATGGGATTAAAAAGTGACAAGCAAGGTGCAGCTGCTTCAGCAGCCATGGGTCTTGCGGCAAACCCAAAGAAAGAACAACTGTTCAAGAGCGTAGACTTTAGAACATTCCAATTCGATTATCAATTCTTCCCAAGAGATATTGGCGAAGCTGAAAATGTATTGCGTATTATTGAGCAATTCAAGTATCATATGCACCCAGAGTTTAAAGACACAAATCAGTTTTTATACATCTATCCATCTGAATTTGATATTGCGTATTATCAAGACGGTAAAGAAAATACAAATCTTCATCGTCACACTTCTTGTGTTCTTACTGAGATGAGTATTAACTACACACCAAACGGACAATTCAATTCTTTTGCCAATGGTATGCCTACTCAAATCAACGTAGTATTAAACTTTAAAGAACTTTCTACTCTCACCAAAGATCTTATTAAGGAAGGTTTATAATGTACTTTCAAGATTTCCCAAATTTCCTTTATGATTTTGAGTTTACTAAAAATAAACGTGATGCTCTTGTACTAACTGACATCACTCGCAACATTCGTTTTCGTAGAGATGTATTGGCAAACATTACAGTTTACGATGAGTATGATGTTAAAGATGGTGAAACTCCAGAGATAGTTGCCGAGAAAATTTATGGTAATGCCGAGTATCATTGGATTATTATGTTGGTCAATGAACGCTTTGATTACAGAGCTGACTGGGTATTATCAATACCAAGACTAGAAGAATTCGTCGCAGCCAAATATGGTGCACAAGCAAATGCTATTCATCACTATGAAGATAGCAAAGGTAATATTGTTCATTCAACAGCATCAGGTGCAGTTTCTGTTTCAAATCGTCAATACGAAGACTCAGAAAATGAAAAGAAACGTAGAATTAAAATAGTTTCTCCTGCACTTATCGATACTGTTTTAAATAACTTCAAAGAATTATTATAATGCAACCTTCAAGTGTATTGAGATTTGCTGGTGATGTAACAATAAACAAAGTTCTTGTTATTACACCAAGCGGATTTTATCAAGATATCGCCAACCAAGTTAAAGGTATTCAAATCTTTGAAGATTTGTTATCACCATTTATCACAGGTTCACTAGTAGTAAAAGATTCCTTAGATTTAATAAATCTATTCCCATTCGTTGGTGAAGAATTCCTAGAGTTGGATGTAACAACACCTACTCTAAAAGAAGGTAACATAAAAGGTAAATTTTATATTTACAAAATGACTGATCGTGAACTAATTGGTGACAAATCTGTGGCTTACCAATTGCACTTTACGTCACAGGAATCGTTGTTAGACTTAAACAAATCAATTAGCAAATCATTCTCTGGTAAAGTTTCAGATATTGCTACCAAGTTTTTAATGGATAAAACTATCGGGTTGCAATCTACTAAAAATAATATTGTAGAGCAAACTTCCAACGAAACCAAGTATGTATCAAACTTTTGGTCACCTGTTAAAAACTTAGTTTATTTAACAGAACAAGCACTTAATAAAAGTGGTTCGCCAACATACGTATTCTTTGAGAATCGTGATGGATATAATTTCGTTTCACTTGAATCATTATATAAGAAACCTGTTAAACATAGTTTTATTAAAGACAACTATGTTAGAGATCCACGTGGAACTACAGGATCTGTTAGGAATGTTCAAGAAGATTATAAACGCATAACTGACTTAAAAATTCCAGTTGGTATTGATTACATAGATAGAATTCAAAGTGGTGTGTATGCATCTAGAATGTATACATACGATTTAGCTACAAAGAAAGTTGAAAGTAAAAACTTTAGTGCAGTTGAAAAATTTAATCAAAGAAGTCACTTAAATGAGTTTGCACCTTACTCTAAAAAAGTTATTTCTCGTTACGGTGCAAAACTATTCAATGAGTTAAAGTATTATAATAACTTTAGTAACTTTGGCGATGCTACTCCAACTAAGAGTATTCAAGAACGTATTTCTTTAATGAAGCAATCTGAATCTACTAAAATTGAAATCACAGTTCCAGGTCGTTGTGATTATACAGTTGGTCAAAAAGTAGATATTAAATTATACAAAGCTGAACCAACTAGTAAGAATGATAAAAAGACCTTAGATAATATGTTCTCAGGTAACTATATTATTTCTGCTATAAATCATATGATAACAAGAGAAATGCACGAGTGTTCTATGGAACTAATAAAAGATTCTCTATTAGTAAATCTTGATGGGAAAACCAAATAATGAATTTATTTACAGGCGTAGTTGAAAATAGACAAGACCCATTAAAGTTAGGTCGTTGTCAAGTTAGAATTGTTGGTATTCATACTGACGATAAAACACTTTTACCAACATCAGACTTACCTTGGGCGTATCCTGTTCAACCAGTAACTTCTGCGGCAATTAGTGGTATTGGTAATTCACCAGTTGGTCCAGTTCCAGGAACTTGGGTTGTTGTTATGTTCCGAGATGAAGATCAACAGATGCCTATTATTATGGGTACTATTGGTGGTATCCCGCAGACTAAATCTGGTGCACGAGCACTTGATGATTCAAACGATTCTATTATACCAACAGATGGTGGATTTCTAACTACCAGCGATGGAACTATTGTAACAGATGGATCTGGTAATCCAATTACAACTGGTACTAATCAAGCAAACAATTCTGCGCCAACTACACCAACTCCTGCTGCAATTCCAGTAGCTAAGAGTGGTAACACAATAACTAAATTAACACCACCACCAAAATCTGGTGCTACC